TCCGCCATCAGCGCATCAAAGTGATTCGTTGAATCTTTGTTGGCGGCAAGTAGGCGTTTGTTTTCTTCGTATAAGCGTAGTATCTCTGCGGCTTGCTTATCTAACACTCGCTCTAGCGCAGGTATATATTTGACCTCCTCATGCAAGCGGCGGAGTTCGGTTGCGGCTACTGCACGAGTTTCGGGCAAGCAAGCAATTTGCGGAGGATCAATTGCATCAGCCAGTCGCAACGCCTCTGGTTGTTTTGTGTTTGTCATTTCGTCACCTCGTCTAGTGCGTAAAATGGTATGTTGCGCCCTGCAAGATGCTGCCAAACCACAGGCTTCAACGCTTTCAATCGTTCACGCTCTCTCGCCACCGCAGCGGCATCGACTAGCTCGGCAAAGCGTTCCATCATTTCAAAAGGTACGCCATCTGTGTCAGCCTCGCAAAATTCATCACTTAATGCTCTGTAGTGCATCCCCGCTTGCACAGCAAGCTCTTTAATTCGTTCGTTCATTTCTCACCCCTTGTTCTGATTGCTGCGACAATTTCTCTTTTTTCATACGCCCATATTTTTGCTTCAAACATTTTTGCAATAGCCTCACGCTCAGCCAGTACCGCAGTTTGTACAACTTTGTCTACTCGCTCAAGCTCCAGTATTTTTTTAGCCGCCGTTTCGTTTATTTCTTCAATAGCGTTGTCGAGATCAACTTTTGTCATTGGTTTGCTCATTTTCCACCTCCAAGTTTTTTGTTTAGTACAGCCCATTGCTTCATTGCTTCGATGCTCATGTGTTTCCCCTTGCTCTGATTTCTGCCAATCGTATCTTGTGTTCGTCCTCACACAACTTCGCACACGCCTCACGCTCAGCAAGTACCGCCGCCCGTAGGTCTTCGTCAGAGTGCTTGGCTATGTATCGTGGTGTTGTTTTTAAAATTACTAAATTTGGATCTGTTGGGTGGGGGTAAAAATCCATCATTTTTCTAGGCTCCTATAAATTTCAAACGCTATCACTAACCAAAAGGCAGCCCACCAAAAAGGGCTTGCATCGTATTGGGACAATGCAAACGCTGTTAAAAAAGTAATCATTTCCCACCCCCAAGCTTCTTGTTCAGCACAGCCCATTGCTCTCGTGTGATTGACCACCAAGGTCGTGCGCCACCTGCTTTAAACGCTGCATCCCACACATGCTTAGCATCCTTCTTGCGTAGCTCGTCACGGAACTCTTCGTCCTCGTCATCCCACCACAATTTAAATTCAGAATCTCGTTCGTTCATATAACCTCCGCCGATTTCAGCTTGCCTGTTTCGCCGTCAAAGGTCAGGCGTAAATTGGGAAAAATATATTTTCCTGACTTAAAAACTTGTACAAATGCTTCACCACACGTTTCGCCACACTTTAATGTTGCTTCAACGGTAATATTTCGTACAACATCAGGCTTAGGCTCAGGCTTGATGCGGTATTCAATCCCACCCCCCCAAGCTGGATAGTCAACATCTTCCCAAATGCCATCGTTGCAATAAACCTGAATCTGCGCCCCGTCAGCCCATGCGTGTATTAGTTCTGCGAGTTTGTGTTTCATTTCAGTATCTCCACATTAGCTTGCGTTTCTATCCACACCCGAGCGCCGCAAGACAAAGGCTTCTCAGGGGAATACACAATCGTTGATTCACCATGAATCTTGATCTCATGGGCGTAGGTATTGCTCTTGTATGTCTTGACCGTCAGCACTGGCTCGTTCGTACCATGCTTGACGTTGGAGCGCACAGCGTGTTGGTTGACGTGAATAATTGTTTTCATTCCCGCCCCCCGTTCATAGCCCGATCGACCTGCTCGTTTAAACCATGCTCTGTGACCATGAACAGTTGATGCGTGGCTTGGTTCAACCAACGGTAGCGCTCTGCGTCAGCTTTGTAGCCTCTTAACATCCTTGCGACTGTACTCATCTCTTCGTGCGTCATCATGTCACCAAGCTCTAGCGTGCGTAGTATTGACGCAAAGTTTCTGTCGTTCATTTAGCCTCCGATTGTTTAAATTTAATTGTCAGTCCATTTTCGAACGTATTCAATTGCACTTTTTAATTTTTGCTCTGATTCAGAAAACAACCCCAACCCCTTATTGCAAGCCGAACAAAGCAATCCTCTGACTTTTTCTGTTGCATGACAATGATCAACATGAAAATTTTTAGAGCGTTTATCTCCTGTGTATGTGCTAAAACATATTGCGCAACAATTATTTTGTTCAATCAACATTCTGTCGTAGTCTTTCGTGGTAATTCCAAACTTATGCGTTAAAAAATAATCACGTTTTGTTTTCCAAGTTTTTTGCTTTTCCTCTTGCGAAATTCCTGCACGAATACCTCGCATCCTTTCTCTGTTTCTTTTCCTGCATGGCTCACACGGCGATGGATGCTTGCCGCAAGCGAGACATAGCCCAAGCTCTTTGCGGGTTTTCCGAAGTTTTGCGAAGTATTCTTTTTGGGGCATGGTGACTCTTTAAAAACAAGTTGTTGTGCAATTCCCATAAGTATAGCAACACGTTGTGCAGACAACCATGCGACCGCCTGAGAAGATGGTGCTTGTTGTGCATGATGCGTAAACAGCAGTTGCTGACAACGCAAGCACCAAACCAACAATATATTTTTTCATGATAAAGCTCCTAGTAATAAGCAATTAAAAACAATACTGCAGCAGAGACGGTAAAGAACAACACCTGCCAGCGAGACACTCTTCGTTTAAACGTTCCGCCTAGCATTGCATGTTGCAACCAAGCTGTTTCTACGCACGGAGGAATATTCTTGGCTGAGTACGTGCCTTGTGTGTACCTGCGTTCAAACCACTTAGGTTCATACGCTGAGCCGATCTTGACTTTACATTCCATGATTAAGCCTCTTTTGGGTTGGGTTTCCTACGTTTCTTTACTACGCTTGCTATACCTTCTTCGGGTAATCGGTTCCTCTCGGCAATCATTGCGTCTGCTATTGCGTAACAGTTCTTGGCATGGTCTTCTAGATTAGGAGGAATCCATGCCTTGGATATCATTGCAAACGCGGCAAAGAAATCTCTTAGGTCTTCGTCATTCATGTTTCACCGGACGGATCAGTGGCTCAAGCCCATCGCATACCAACTGAGCGAATGACTTGCCAGACGGGAACATCATCTGTGCGCCTTTGGTTTCCCTGACAACAGCTATTGCAGTGTTTAAACCTTCATTGAAACCCTGCTCAAACTTGTCACCGTCCCGATCCATGCGCATGTAAATACCTTCGCGAGCAACCTTGGATGAAGAGATTGCGCGATCATCTGCAAACTTCTTCATGCGTTCAGCTTCGTTAACCGGCATGTAAATCATTACCGCCTTGACAGGAACTTTAGAACGCGTCTGTTTTTTTCCAATGCTCATACTCTTCCACCATAGTGTCAAATTTTAATTTGGCTTCAGCGTTACCGTTTAGCTCCGTGCGTGATGCAATACCGCACAGCGTGTAAACAGCATCGATAGCCTCTTGTTCGTTCTTGTGCTGAGCATGACCTTCTTCGCATAGCCACACCTGAAACTCACGTGTGCGACAGAGGATGCCTGCGTGTTTGACCCTGTTGTCATAGGGCGTAGTGGTCTCATCGTCTTGGATGCGAACCATTGCCACCCCGTATCGCGACCCAACGAAATCCCGCAACAGCTCTTCGGGAATCTCGTCAGGATGGATACTCAAGGTCAATACAAAGCCAGTGCGGTCTTGCTTAAGCGACACCTTTACTGCTTCGAATTGAAGTGCGTTCATTAAGTTATCCTTAGAAGGGTATATCATCTTTCAGGTCTGTAATAGACGCTGAATTTCGACGGGGGTCTGGTGTATCTTTAGGTTTAAACGTATCTACCGATAATGATAGGTACACAAGACCACTTGCTGCTGTCTTTTTCCATCCGGCAATCTTGATCTTGGCAACGCCGTTAACGATCTCGAGCTTTGAAGCGTCGATCAAGATATCGCCCTGATAGTCTGGTGACTGTGGACTTTTCTTTTCCTTGTTGGAAAATAAACTACCGGTATTTGGTTTTGGTTCGTAAGCCATAACTACTCCTTGATGTTTGCTTTCATTTCTGTAAAGCAGGTTTTTAAATGCTCAAATAGAGCGGGGTCTGAACTCTTTAATGCATCGATCTGTTTTTGGTTAGATTTCCAAGCACCGACCAATTCTTTCTGTGAATCTTGCTCTGCCGCCCACTCAATAAGCTTATCCACAAACAACTTTTGATCCTCTGTTGCACCGACCGTCTTTTCCACTGGTTTTGCCACGGCTTTTACAATCGGTTTGGCAGGGGTTTCTGCAGGCGCGGCGGCATCCACGGAATCATGTTCCACAATCTCCATCGCCATGAGCCAAAGATAACGGCGCATGTACGTATGAGTACTACCTAAATTCTGTATTGCCTGACCCTTGCTGTTTTCAGCAAACACCATCGGGCTTGTGAAATCGATGCTACCCTCGTCACCGTAGACCGTCAGAGATGCAGTGTCATTGGTAAACCGCACCACGCCACACAGCCCGACCTCGTTAAAGATCTTGTGGATGGCAGGAATAAAGTCACCAAGCTCGAAGTACTCGTAACCTGCAAACTTGTTCTTGCCGGACTTCTTGATGTCGGAGGACAGAAACATTGTCCTCGCCTTCTGAAGCTGTTTAAACACGCTCATTTTCTTGCTCCTTGTTGAACTGTGAACACCACTTTGCTACACCGCAGAAGTTGCCAGTGCAACGCACCGACTCACCCTTGCGGATTTCAATAAACACTTTGGCAGAGGCAACATCTTTTTCTGGCATCTCAGCAAGCAATGCCATCGCCTCATCATGTGTGTCGAGTACACGCACCGCCGACTTCCTGCCTTCCTTCTTGATCGCGTACTTGGTCTCCCTTGACCAACGCTCCTCGTCTGTGCAGTGGATCAGTTCGTTGTCCCAGTCAGCATCAACCCTCGCCTGACGGTGCAACTCGATCCGCTCCTTGATGTATTTCTCTACATCGCTAGAATCCATTAACGCAATCGGTAATACCTGCGCACTAGCCTGTGGGTAACTCGGGTTTGTAGCAGCCTCGCGGCGACTCCAATCGCGGATAAAAGCACAGATGCTGATCGATGATACTTTCTTGCCCTTGATCTTGCCTACCATCCATGCGTAGATGTTCTGTTGCAATATCCACTCGATCTTGTCTTCGCGCAACGCCCACGCGCTTGTAAATTTGTAGTCAGTGATCTTGATACTGCCATCGACCTCTTCCTGCAAATCCATTGCGCCCGATAGGACAACACCATCAATCTCTACATACAGGCGTTCCTCTGCCTGCAATCCATTGGTAGTTTTCTTCTCAAGCAGATTGTGTGCCATCGTCCCCATCAAAGACCAAGTCATGTCGCTTACGTCTTGCTCCATGTCTTCCCAATGCTTGATACGTAAGCGTTGGATTCTTGGCGGGGAAATGATTTCTGTGACAGAATAGTCAGCGCGTCCCTTGCTGTATGCGCTCTTGGTTGCAAGGTCTACAAAGGGTTGCGGTAACCCGAATTTATTGGTGATCTTCATTAAGCCTCCGTATATGGAAAACAAATAATATCAAAAGAAAATAAACCATGCAAGTACTTTCATTAATTATTTTTGGCGAGCCTGCATCAAAAAGCACAGATGTGTGTAGATTGACATACATCTACGCTCTCGTTGACCCTAGAGATGGGTTGGTTCGTTATGTCGGCAAGTCCGATTCACCTAAAAACAGGCTGACTGCGCATCTACGGGATGCGAAAGGTTCTTGTAAATGCGGATGGCTAAGTGAATTAAGGGCGGAATTATTACGCCCCACTTTGCGAGTTTTGCAAGCGGTAGAGTATGGATCTCATTCGGATGCAGAGCGTAATTGGATTAAACATTTCAAAAAAAATGGGTTGGTGAACGGTAACGGCGGCGGCAGTGGAATGTACAGCCCGACCGAAAGGACACGTCTTTTAATGAGGAAGGCAAAGCTTGGGAAATCAATGTCAGAGCAGGCAATTGCAAAGCTTTCTGCCGCGCTGAAGGGGATACCAAAACCACCGAGAACCTTAGATCATTGTCGCAATCTGGCAGAGTCATGCAAAGGGAAGGTGATTACAAAACAACATCGAAAAAAACTAGCCAAAGCAAACAGATTTAGATTGCCAACATCAAATTCTGGTTTCAAGGGCGTATATCACGATAAAACACGCAACAAATATCAAGCTTCAATTAAGCACAAGAAACAAATCATCCACCTTGGAAGGTTTGATACGCCAGAAGCAGCCGCCCGTGCGTGGAATCGTCAGGCAAAAAAGCTTGGCTACCCAACAGAAGGTTTGAATAAATTATGAGCAACATCACCTTGACCATATACGGCGAACCTGCCTCAAAGTCGAACTCCCGCAGGTTAGTACGGTTTGGCTCTATGTCACGGCTGATAAAGTCTGCAAAAGCCCTGTCTTATGCTGATGCGTTTCAACAGCAAGTTGCTTCGCTGGGATGCGAACCGTTCACAGGGGATGTGATTGTCACCATGACGATTCACTATGCGTCACGCAGACCTGACCTAGACGAGAGTCTGATCCTTGATTTACTGCAGGGGGTCACTTACCTGAACGACCGACAGGTAAAAGAGAAGCACATCTACTGGGGGTTGGATAAAGAGAACCCTCGATGCGAGATAACGGTCACCAAAAAATAAAGGCAGATGCCGAGGGGGACACCTGCCTTTACCGACCCTGAACAGATCTATTTCACGGAGGCTTAATCACGGGAAAGTATTGCAATAATACACCAATAAAATGCAAGATCAATACTTATGTTTGCGACTCTGTGTGGCTATTGTTTGATTACGAACGTTCGTATATAATTGTTGTGATAATTTAGCGGTGTGGGGGATACGAGGGTTAGCTCCTTGTATGGTATGGGATACATGAGTACCTTGGCAGGCACTCGCACTCTCGCCACTCTTTGATTTCGACACTGCTTTATGTGACCCCCACGCTTTACTTTTGTTTTGATGTAGTGCAAAATCAGTACATCCCTTGGCGGGGGTGATTCATTGGACAAGCCTTAGTTAGCGTCCTGCTTGTGTCCACAAGTCCGCCAACACCTTAAAACGGTGAGGATGCTAACTAAGGCTTTTTTTATTGGCGGCTATGTGAACCAAGAATTGGTCAAGGGATTGTTTGTATACAACAACGGTGCGTTGTATTGGAATGCAATCATTCTACAAAAACCCCAACTGTATGGGGTCAGAGCGGGGACAAAAAATGCTAGGGGTTATAGAAAAATAACAGTCCGTAGCAAGTCATACATGGAACACCGACTTATTTTTTTGATGTTTCATGGATTTTTTCCGGATGTCATTGATCACATCAACGGCATTAAGGATGACAACAGAATTGAAAACTTACGTGCAGCTACCGTTCAGCAAAATCAATACAATGCAAACTTTAAAAGCACAAGCAAGTCAAAAATAAAAGGCGTTTACTGGGAGAAATCTACTCAAAAATGGGTTGCGAGGATTCGCATTCACGGAAAAGTAAAAACTCTTGGCAGGTTCAGGGATGTCAATTTAGCGGATCAGTGCTGCCGTCTGGCTCGTGAACAGCATCATGGTGAGTTCGCTTGTCATGGGGGAAGATAGCCATGCATTACTATCAATTCAATATTGGTGATTACGCGAGCCATACTCGCTACCTCACGCCGATGCAAGACTTGGCATACAGGCGTTTACTTGACCTGTACTACCTCCAAGAAAAGCCTATCCCAAAAGACAATCCCGCATCAATAATCGGGTTGAGCGAGTGTTCAACGGACGTTGAACGGGTGCTTAACGAGTACTTTTTATTGACCGAAAAAGGGTGGGTAAACAAGCGGGCAGACGAGCAAATTCGCGACTACCACAACAAGTTAAAGTTTGCGAGTTTAGCAGGAAAGAAAAGTGCAGAGGTCAGGAAAGCTAATAAACACGGGGCTGTTGAACGACCGTTGAACGTTGGTACAACGAGTGTGCAACTAACCAATAACCATAAACCAATAAACAATATAAATACTACACCGCCTGACGGCGTATCACAGTCTGTTTGGGATGACTTTGTTCGGCAACGAAAAGCAAAGAAAGCATCCATTACCGATACTGCAATCCAAGGTATTGAACGCGAAGCAAAGAAAGCAAACATGACTTTGAACGATGCGTTACAGGAAATCTGTGCAAGAGGATGGACTGGATTCAAAGCTGAGTGGGTAGGTGAAAAACAGACAAAGCTGTCTGCAGACTGGAGGGATTGGTGATGCAAGGCTACAACGATATTTTGACAGCAGCAAAGAAGGGTGAGCGTTTAAACAAGGTGTTCTTTTACGTTGACGCTATGCCATACCGGATCAAGAAAGGCGAGGTCATGAAGAAGTTTCCAGTTAACGTTATGTTTGTTGACTCAACTGATGACCCTGCCAAACTATCTTTTAATGCCTTGCGTGATCTTCAAGTGCATATCGTAGGCGCAAACAGCGAGCGCGTCCGATCATTTGCTGAGCGTGTATTGACGTTTAAACCGTCTGTGCTTTGCTGGGACGACGGCTGCGAAATGGAAATCATAAGGTGTAAACAATGAGAGACTACGAAAGTTTAGCTCTTCAAATTATCAACGGCGATAGCATCATCCCCTACACAGTGGACGATGAGGTTCAAGCCAAGGTATACGATGGCAGTACGTTCAGGGACGAGCTTATCGATAGCTTTAAAAGCCCCGACCAAGTGACGGGTGCGAAACTTCCTTGGGGATCAACGCATTTCAACATCCGTTTCCGGACAGGTGAAACGACCATCTGGGCAGGGATCAACGGTCATGGCAAGTCGCAACTGCTTGGCATGGTGAGCCTTGGATGGATCGCGCAGGGCGAGGGAGTGCTAAACATTTCCCTTGAGATGAAGCCCTTGGCTACCTTAAAACGGATGGCGATACAGGCTTGTATGAATGATCAGCCTACCGATATGATCCTGAACAAGTTCATGGACTTTATGCTGTGCGCGGGGTACGTGTTCAATCACCAAGGCAATATCGAGACGAGGATAATCTACGGCGCGATCCGCTATGCCGCATCCAAAGGACTCAAGCACGTGATCATTGACTCGCTCATGAAGTGCGTCAAGGGCGTGGATGATTACAACGCCCAGAAGGATTTCGTTAACCAGATCACCCAACTTGCCCAACAATACAACGTCCATGTTCACCTTGTGCATCACATCCGCAAACAAGAGAACGAGCAGAAGATACCCAACAAGTTCGACCTCGCGGGATCGGGGGCGATGACCGACCTTGCCGACCAAGTGATCATCGTTTACCGCAACAAGCACAAGGAGCGTACCGTAGAGAAGAATCCCGATGACAAAGAAGCGCAGTCAATGCCCGATGCCATCCTGTCAATTGACAAGAACCGCCACGGGGAATGGGAAGGGCGCGTACCCCTGTGGTACAACCCAAGCTGTAAGCAGTATCTATCGGACAGCAGGGCTAGACCACTGGATCTGATGGACAGTGGAACTTACGTGTTTAAACGTTAAAATGAGGCTTGAAATGAAACTTGGAAGCAGTAGGAATCAGTGCGGTGCGTGCAGGGAATACTTCAACTCGAACTACGCATTTGAGAAACACCGAACCGGCGTCTTCGGCGTAGACAGACGCTGTTTAAACGCTCAGGAAATGTTGGACAAGAAGATGCTTAAAAATCCTGCAGGGTATTGGGTTGGTAGCATCATGGATAAATCTTTAATCGAGAAACGAAATGCCATACGTGAACAAGAAGAGACCGTATAAAAAAGAATACGCTCAGCAACAAGAGCGTGGCGAACAACCCTTGCGTAACGTCCGCGAGCGAGCGCGTTATGCAATGGATGCCAAGGGTATCGACCGCACAGGAAAGGACATTGACCACGTAACGCCTCTATCCAAGGGTGGCACGAACGCCAAGTCCAATCTCAAGCTGAAGACCCCAAGTGCTAACCGTTCGTTTAGCCGCAACTCAGACCATACGGTCAAAACAAACAAACCTAAAAAATAAATGGATATTCTTTCGCCGAGGGGGCAAACCACGTTGCCTGACGAACAGAGGGCAAAGGAGATATTCCTAATCTCCTACCCGAAGTACAGGTACATTGAGACCCCGAAGGATCGTCCTGCGGACGTTGATGCGTTTCTTGTTTTGGATAATTGCATCAAGGCGATAGTGGAAACCAAGTGCAGGTACGACTGTGACCTTATGAAGTTTAAACAGTCATACAGCAATGAATGGTTGGTGACGTTCGACAAGCTTGAGCGGGCAAGGTCAATCGCTAAGTCGTTGTGCGTCAAAGTCGTTGGGTTCTTGTACCTCAAGCAGTCCGATGTTCTGTTGGTGCAAGAGCTTGTCGATGCCAATGGTTTGTACGTGCCGTCTATCCGGATTGATTCCACGACCACACAAGCAACAATAAACGGTGGAACAGCCACGCGAACGAACGCCTACATAAACATGGACACCAGCGTACTGCTCAGCGTTTAAACAAGCATATGCCGACCGCCCGGGCGGGAGTCCTCCCGGGCAGAGATTCATCGTTTAAACAGTCATGACTGGGAGTTCCCTACGACAAGGGAGAGAGAACTGGTCAGGTTTCTTTGGGCGAAAAAAAACCCCCCGACCGCCGTAGCAGAAGGGGGGTGGTTTACTTAACTTGCTCAAAATCAAATGCTGTTACGTCTTGGTTATTAACAACCTCGCCAAGGTAGCGCAACAACTCTTCGTATGCCTCTTCTTCGGTGTTGGCATCAATTACATCTACAAAATTAATTTTAAATTTCATCATGGTAACTCCACAAAAATATCAATTGCCCAGTCAAGCATAGCGAGCGCAACAACAAAGACCGCCACAAAGGCGATCCAATCTCCGACGGTCTTCATTCTGTTTCCTCCTCAACGTTAACCACTTCAGCAAACAAGTCATCTGGATGTTCTGAGTACGCTTTGCGGATAGCCTGCTGTGATGCATCCTCTTCGCTCTCCGCAATGATCGAGAAATATCCTGTTGCTTGGTAATGAACTTGCACTTGATAGGTTTTCATTCTTCGTCCTCCGGCAGGGGGAAAAGGTTATCCGCTGTATCACTGATCACGTCCCAGTTAATGCCGACTGTCGCGTCATGATTGCGTTTGATCGATTGCAATACTTCCCAAGCCTGATCATCGTTTAAATCAGGACGCACCTCTTGCACGTCTGAGGTGTACCAACGGTCATCGATGTACCGCTCGACAGTCTGTGACTCAACGTGGGTGAGTAGGACATCATGCGCGTACGCCCAAAGCTCGAACGTGTTATCGCCATTGCTGTCGCACAGGTACTCGTCCGACACTATGTCGCGCACCATGTAACCCTCACTGGTTTTCTCGATAAAGAATTTTGAATAGTCCATTTTAATGCTCCTTTTTAAAGTCAGACTTCTTTAGTACGGGTTTATTTAAGGCGAGGGAGTGCATCCGCAATAAGTCCAACATACCCTCGATGGTCTCACTACCTGTGCAGGGTTCGCTATACCCTATAGGATCGCCCTTGTCGTTGTAGTACACCTCGCACAACTCAAGGTACGGATCACCGCCGTTATCATCAGTTACGTCCAACAATCTAAAGTTCCATGTACTCATTTTATTTCTCCTTGTTTGGTCACTGAATTGAATTGTTGATTGAATCCTGCGCATCATAAACACTGCTTATCACCTCTAGGACGTAACCACTAAACACGTCCTTGTCGTTGCAAGCCATTGCCCCTGCCTGCGCCAACAGCATGGCGAGCGCGGGGATGACATCGTCTAGCTCCTCCCCGTCCAGTGCCGCCGCAAGCTTTTCTGATAATTCCATACTACCTCCTGAGTGTTTTGAGTAATGTGTTGAATGATGCTGAGCCTAAGTCGCGCAGATCGTTTGCCGCACTGGCATTGTCGAATACCTGCTTGATCTCTTGCGAACCAATACCTACCGCAACAATGGTGATGCCCTGCTGTTTGGCAACGTTCTGTACGTGCCTGATATGCTCAGGAATGAATCCGTCCGCATCTGTCAGCACAAACAAAACCTTGCGCGTCTCGCGCTGTTTGGCAAGGTCTTCGATGGATAGCATAAGAGCGGAATAGTCGGGCGTTGCTGAGCCTGCCCAATAGCTGATCGATCCAAGCTTGGAAGAGGCAGAGCGCATCGACTCGCCCCATGTCTTGAACGGGATCAGCCTAGTGTCCTCGCCATCAGTCCTGTACTCAACACCATTGCCGCGTTGCTGTGCGTACTGGGCAGTGCTGTGTCCCTTGAATCCGGTCACCGCAAAGTTAACGCCTGCCTTATCAAAGATGCGCGACAGTTGAATTGCTACACCATGCGCGACCTGTATTCGACCGTCTTCGTTCATTGATGAACTGCAATCGATCAGCACAGAGACCGCGCTCGTGTCAGCCTCTTTCACGTCACGCCGTTTAAACACTGTGGTTGATCCGGTAGCAAAGCGGGTCAGTGCCTTGCGGTCAAGCTTGCCTGACTCTTCGTGGCTAGACCAACCGACCAGATCGACCGACCGTAGAATGCGCAGGAGATGCGCTCGTGTCGCGCCCATGCCTACCGGAACATCGTTGTAATACTGCAAGAACTTGCGGTCACAGCTTGCTTTGTCGAGCCTCATGATCACTCCCAAGTAAATTTTTCAATGGTTGGTTTGTTTGTGTACGGACGAGGAATCCTTTCCTTTGATGCCATCGCCTTGTCCTTAACTTCCGATTCAATAAAGCTCGCGGGGTCAACCTTGCGCCCCCCGCCCAACTTGCCCTTTGACCCGCCCTTCTCCCCGCTCTTGTCGGATTGGTCACCCGACTGGTCACCCTGATCGGAGTCCTGCTTGCCTTGCTCAGAGTCCTGCTTGTCTTGCTGACCCAGTGGGTTGCCCTGAGAATCCCCCTGAGACGCGTCAGAACCGTCTGTAGGCGGTTTTTTCTGGTCACCCTTGCCATCCCCCTTGGGTTTGCTTTTAGAGCCTTGTTGCTCGTCTGCGTACTTCTTGATCTGCTCGTAAAGCTTGACCGCCGCAAGCACCACGCCCTCAGTGTTGCTTGACTTCTTTGCAGACTGCAGAGCCTCATGTAAATGCACAGCCAATGGTGACTGATCGGTGATCGATGGGACGTTGACGTGATAGCCGTTTAAACGCCGACCCTCGACCGCGAGCAGGAACGGGATGTTTTTCAGGTCATCAGGCTCAACGTACCCGTCACGCTCAAGCACAGCGTTCAGCAGATTCTCGAACAGGAACTTGCTGTTGGGTGCAAAGCCTGAGTCGATGGCACGTTGTTCGATGCGCGGGTCTTCAAGACCGTTGATCAATTGCCCTACGTACTGACCATGCGTTGTTCGAGCGTCATCCCAAGGCTCGTTGTTTGTGTACAGCCCATGACCCAGACCCTCATGGATGGCAAAGCCGATCAGGTTATTGAACGTGCCGCGATCAACCTCGGCAAGCTCGTCAAGGGACGGGAACACGACTGTCGCATCGATCTGCGCACCCTCGCGGGTGAAGTTGATCCCTGCGGTGTTGCCGAACCACTTGACTTCAAGACTGCGGAAAGCTGAGCCACTGTTGGCAACGATCCGCTCCATTGTTGCGGCAACGCCGCGTTTGACATCGATCCCTTTCATTACTGCACCCCTAAATAAGATTTAAGTTGAGCAGAGTCGATTGACGCTGAGAAAATCCCGCGCAATTCAGCCTCGCACTCGCTTGGAAACTTGTTGACGATAGCGTTATTGAACGCTGTACCAACTGGCAAACCGCCTTTGATTGCCGCCGCCCATGCAAAGATTTGACGCAAGCTTGGGGGCTGTGTCAGTAGACCCAGTCGAGCCTTGGCACGTGCAACGTTGGCAAACTTAACCAATGAGCGCGTTGCGTCTGCGTTTAAGCCTGTGCGCTTGGTGATCAGGTCAACCTCTTGATCCTCTGGCAAGTAGTTGAACCGGAGCGTATAGCTGAACCGATCCAAGAACGCGCTGTTTTGCTCACGCACCCCTGCAAAATTGCCTGACTCGTCACCATGCCCAGTCGAGTTGTCAGCGGCAAAGAACACCACGCCAGTCGAAACAGGGATACGCTCGCCAGTCTCAGCGATCACCAGTGCGCGGTGAACTGAACGCTCGGTCACCGCATGGAGCGGGGAGATGTTCTGCGCACGAGCAAAGCCGACCTCATCGAGCAAGATGATCGAGCCTGCGTACTGGATCGCCTGAGTCAACGTGCCTGCTTTCCAGACCACGTTACCGTTCTCAATTGTGTTCGAACCGATGAACTCGGAACGCTCCAGACCCTCGTCAAAATTGATACGGAAGAGCTTACGCTTGAGACGCGCCGCGATCTGGGTCACGAACTCGGTCTTGCCTGTGCCACGCTCACCGCCCAACCACGTGTTGTGGGGCAGAGTGGTTGACAGGGCGATCAGGGTCTGGTGTAAAGCGGCAGGGTTGAACACGTAGTCGGTCACCAGTGCAGGGGCGGCAGGATCGTCCCAGACCTCGACCTCAAGCGTGCTGAAGTCGATCAAGTTGCCCTCGTCATCATTGTAGAAGAGGTCACCGTCAAAGACGTGTTGTGCCTCTTCCCTGCGCGTCTTGGGGAATGCTTTAGCAACCGCCGCCGCCTGCACAGGGAACTGGTGGGCAGTCTGCTTGAACTGATCGAACAGGTCAGCGACAGTCGAGCGGATCGAGTCGTTGACCTTGTGGTAGTCCACGCCCTGCAAGCTCTGCGTCTTGCGCCGAATGTCTGAGACCTCATTCAGGGCAGAATGCATAAGCTTTTCGACTCGCGTCACCTCGGTTGCAATCCGTTCAACGCGAGGGTCAACGGCAGATACAGGGGGAAGTGGTGCAATATTCTTGATCTGGTCAAAGCTGATCAACCCGCTGTTGACCAAGGTCTCAAGCTGAGCAATGGCAGTCGTTTTGTTTTCGACTGGTTTCTGACCAACAGCGACCAGTGCCGCGTTGAGTTGGGGCAGGGGGAAAAGGACGAGTCCGCGCATGATGTAAGCCTCCGATGTTTAAACGATGAGTGGTACTGAGTCATTCGGGCAGTACGGCAAGTTCGGTGCGCCGTCTTTGTATGCCCACTTGAAAGAGATTCGTACGGTATATCCACAAGCCACGCAGTGAGCCTTAAGCATGCGTGTTGACTGCGTCTTTTTCTGCAAGCCCACGTTCAGGGCGGCGTGGGGGTACTCGCCCAAGCTTTCGATCAAGCCTGCGAAATTCGACTTGAATAGGTCACCCGCATGGGTGCTTGTCGGTTTGCCCTCTAACCACAGGGCGCGAGCCGCATGGGGAAAGCGTCCTCGATGCCCGTCACCGTCTGTTGCCGCATGGCACAGTTCGTGGACAAGCACAGCAAAAACGTCAACAGGGTTATCGATCACAGGCGAGATCAAAATCTCATGATGCCCGTCAGTGCTTGCACTGGGTGACCAATGCTCACCAATGGCTCGGTGCTGTGAGCGGGACTTGCTAGAGGGAAACCCGCAAGCCACGCGAATCAGCGCAGGCAAAGGGTAGTTGACAGAGTCGAACACTGAGCGCAGTTCATCGACTGCCGCATTGAGGTACTGCTCGCGATTGTTGTACATGATTAAGCCTCTACAGGAAAAGTAAAAAACCAATTGGGGGAAAGCTTGAAGGTCTCAGGTCTGCCAGTCAGTGACTCGTTGGCTCGAACTTCGATTACAACGTCATCACCCTTGCGGGTGTTGATTGCAATAGCCTCGGCGTGGGAAATCCACGCATCTTGATCGTGATTTTCAAAGTCCTCAACCACTGAGGACAGCCAGTGTAAGTAAACTTCTGTAGCAGGAGCGGTCAAAAATATCATGGTAAGCCTCCGTTAGTTTGCACAAGACCGCCGGAGCGGTTTCGACCAGTCAGGTCTCATCAGTTGCGCTTGCGGATAATCGATAGACCGTACGCCTGTTGTTGGGCAAACAGCCTCGCGTCTTTCAATGTCTTGAAGTAGAGCTTTTCGCGTTCGGTAATCAGTTCCCAAGGGTAGGTCTTGCTTGGTTGCGTTTTCATTTGTAGGTTTCCTTTATTTTTCGAGGGTTTCAAGGGCATACAAAACCCCGTAGGCTAGGGCGGTGTAGGCGGTATAAACAGCTAAGAAAATGTAAGCGTCCATAGTGATCTCCAGTTGGTTAGTTGGTTGCTTTGATTAATTCGATTTCATCGTTGTAAGCCTTGAGAGCTTGGCGAACGGTCTTAATAAAGGGTTGATCGATACCGCGCTCAATTGATGCCCGATATTCGTTCAAAGTTTCGATCAGGTTAAGCCAGTGTGCGGTCTCACTGTCCTCGAACGCGTCCATCTGATCGATGGCAGTAAGGGCAGAGCATTTTGCGAAGTCGATAACGTCAGTCATTGTGTGCATGGTGTATCTCCAGTAGTGAGGGGCTTTCGCCCCGTTGGTTAGTTGTAAAGTGACCAGTCAATCTGGTAGTTATGCGACCACTCGCCGCCTTTCAGGAACTTGATTAGGTCAGGTTCTCCCGCTGTCCACATTTCACGATAGCCATGATCGCTGTAGATGTCGCGGAAGTAGAAGCCGCTTGCGTGTTGCTCAAATCCCCAGTCCTGAATGAGTTCTGTTTTACGTGCTGTTTGCATGGTGTATCTCCGTTGGGTTGAAAGTAAATCAGACAACGCTCTCATAAAACGTTGTCGGTTGACTCTCAGGTTGCGTTGACTTCAGCGATAAACTCCCGCGCCTTTATGACACTTTGCTTTAGTGCCGTCAGCGTGTAGCAGACATCACTGGTACTGACTCTTTTTTTGTTGACCAACCCATAAAGGCGATCAGGCAATAAGGTGTTGAGCGAACCGTATGCAATGACTGCAAATTCCTTGCACTTGCCCTGATCAACTAGTTCGCTGATCTGTTTGTTCAGTGCATTCTTTTCAGCCATCAGCCCGTTGGGGTTGGAGTAGTGAAACAAGGCAAGGTCTGCATTTGACCAACTCGACTCGGGCTTGATTGCTTGCTTTGTGATGTATTGATATTTCATGATGTTCTCCAGTGAAAGTAAATCAGACAGCACCCAGTAGATGCTGTCGGGTTACTTTCGGCAGGGCTGAGCCTCGCGGCTTGACCCTGCTTTGGTAGCTGTTCTCTTGGTTAGCCATCAGCACTTTTATTAAGGGGGCAACGTTTTAGAACCCCTCCCGATTGAGTCTGCGCCTCGGGATCTGGCGGTGATGTAGGCGGTCTTGGATGGTGACCTAGAACCTGCATCTGGCGAGTCGGGCGGCTATTGGATGATGACCTAGAACCCTTGTTGTACTGAGCCTCCAGTGTATTCGATAGTGTTTAAACATCACAAGGGCTTTCACTGTTTTGTTGTGTTTTGTCCCTTTTTAGTTTTGGAAGGGAGGGTTTTGCAAAACAGAAGGCGGCTTGTTTAAACGACCGCTAAGCGATTTGTTTTGAAATGCACATTACCCCCTTGACCCCCTCGTTAAAAACTCTAATGAATGCTTAGTGCCTGATGCATGGTCGCGACCGCAAGTCAATTCGTATTTTTGGAAGACAGGGTTTTGCAAAACAGAAGGCGAGCCGTTTAAACGCCCTCAGAGCGATTTGTTTTGAGGTTGATACTTACCCCTTGACCACTGCGATAAAAACTCTAATGAATACTTAGCTCATCAATCTGTGGATAACTTGTGGATATGTGGATAACTTGCAACAGATTGTGGATAACTTACGAACAGTTCGCGAACTGGGGTTGACACTGTACGTTTAAACAGTGATCATCGCAGGCAGGTGTCTCAGGGCGTGAGACAGATACGCAAGGGAACAGGAAATGAACCAAAAACCACAGGTAGATGATGACCTTGACGGTCTGTTAAGTGATAGCACTGGGACAGGCGAACACGCTTTCAAAATCCCCGCGCCCGTCCTAGACAGTGAGCAACTGCGAACAGCGGTTGAATCGGTCGTAGAGAGACGCACAAAGGATGGAAAGCTCTACGGTGTCAAGTTGAACACAAGGGGACGTATAACAGCTAAGCAAAGACTATTTGCATCCCTGATAGTTCAAGGGCTTTCTCCCAGAGAGAGTTACAGAAAAGCCTACAACTGCCTGACCGCCAATGAGTCCACGATTGCAACGTCAGCGAATCGTCTAATGAACGATCCAAAAGTGAGTGTCCTGCTCCAGTCATCCTTGGACAAGCGGGAAGAAAACCTCGTAAGTGATGCTGTGGCAACCAGACGGCACGTCATGACCGAACTACTGGCTCACGCCAAAGAGATGAAGAGCGAAGGGTCTAAGCTCAAAGCACTGGAGCTAATCGGCAGGGCTGTGGGGATGTTCACCGACAAGGTGGAGACCAAGGTGGAAGAGGTCAGCACCGACCAACTGAAACGGGAACTCGAGACGCACCTTGCACTGCTCGATGGTGCTACCAAGCACTGACCGTTTAAACCCTTTGTAGAGAACTGGTCAGGTCTTTTGTATCCGGATATGGTCATTAGCTAATCCCTATTGACTATCCGATCCCAATCGATCTATCCTATCCTATCGTATCCAATCCAATCGATCCGCCATGCGACAGCCCCACCCTTTGCGATACGCCCATAGCCCAACCCCACCCACTCCCCACCCCCTAGAACAGGCGCGTCACTCCTGTATACCCATACAGTACATTCCACACATCCTATCACTATCCAATCCTCAACACGAACGTTCGTACCCCTACCCCTTCTTCATTTAAGCTTGACTTCGTTTAAACATTGATAGAGAATACACCCCAGAACGTTTCTGTTTTGTTCACCCCGGGGGTATATATATTTTGAAAGAAGAACTTGCTAAGTTAGACCCTGAGCTTTTGTTTGCAGATGGCTTTGATGACTGCATTGTTGGATTAACCATTAGTCCAGAGGGACTACCTGTGGTTATATACAGTAGAGACGCGGTCATTGATAAGTTAGCAGAAGATATGTCAGAGGATGAGGCTTGGGAGTATTTCGATTTCAACATTGCTTGCGCGTATGTAGGTCCGCGCACTCCACAGTTTTGGATTATTAACTCAGAATATGACACCTAAACAGAAGTTAGTCTTGGACTTTGTCCAGACGTATATAAAGATCAAAGGGTTTTCGCCTTCCTATGCTGACATTGCGCAAGGATTGAGTTTGAAAAGTAAGTCAAACATCCACCGGCTTGTGCATGAGTTGCGCAAAGAAGGATTGCTGGATATCCGCCCCCACCTTATTCGGTCTATGACTTTAGTGGATAAGTCGGTCCAGCATATCGAGAAGCTATGAGTTTACTGACCTCCGATGAGGTAAAGCGGTATTTAAAGCTTTTAGATGTTTTACCTGCCAACTCGCCTGAGATAGCCAAGATCCATCAGCTATTGCGAGCGGATAAAGTAGAACGGTGCAGAGATGGCTTTATGCCTTTTGTCACCAACATGTGGTCTGCCTTCATTGCCGGTCGGCATCATAAGATCATGGCTGATGCCTTTGAACGCGTTGCCAATGGAGAACTAAAGAGATTGATCATCAACATGCCTCCGCGCCACACAAAGTCGGAGTTTGCATCCTATCTGTTTCCAGCTTGGTTTCTGGGCAAGTATCCTGAAAAGAAGATCATTCAGACCGCCCACACTGCAGAACTTGCTACGGGTTTTGGTCGAAAGGTCAGGAACCTTGTAAACAGTCCTGATTATCAGGAAGTCTTTAAGACCAAGCTTTCAAGTGATTCAAAGGCCGCTGGTCGCTGGAATACCAGTAAAGGCGGAGACTACTTTGCTATCGGTGTAGGCGGTGCAGTAACAGGTAAGGGCGCTGACATTCTGATTATTGATGACCCGCATTCAGAACAAGAGGCCATGCAAGGCAACCCAGAGGTCTATGATCGGGTCTATGAATGGTATTCCTCCGGTCCTCGTCAGCGACTTCAACCGGGCGGATCAATTATTATTGTGATGACCCGCTGGTCAAAAAGAGACCTGACCGGACAGATCCTACAGAACTCTATTAAAAGAGAAGGCGATGAGTGGGAAGTCATTGAGTTTCCAGCTCTTTTGCCTTCTGGTAACCCGCTCTGGGAAGAGTTCTGGTCCAAGAAAGAACTCGAAGCAATCAAGGCTGAAATCCCCGTCAGTAAGTGGGAAGCTCAATACCAACAGAATCCAACATCTGAAGAGGGCGCAATCATCAAGCGCGAGATGTGGAAGATCTGGCATAAGGACCATCCCCCTACCTGTGAATACCTAATCCAGAGCTGGGATACCGCCTTTGAAAAGAACAGTCGGGCCGACTACTCTGCCTGTACAACTTGGGGTGTCTTTCACCTTCCTGATGATACCGGGGTGGATGTAGTTAACATTATCCTGTTAGATGCGTTTAAACAACGCATGGAGTTCCCAGAGCTAAAGAAAAAAGCTTATGAGCTGTACAAGGAATGGAACCCAGATTCGTTGATTATTGAAAAGAAAGCCGCAGGTGCGCCATTGATATATGAATTGCGGCAGATTGGTATTCCTTTATCAGAGTACACACCAAGCAAGGGTTCTGATAAGATAGCCCGTGTAAACGCTATATCTGATTTGTTTGCATCAGGGTATGTATGGTGTCCAGATACAAGATGGGCTGAAGAGGTCATGGAAGAATGCGCCTCGTTTCCAAACGGCGAGCATGATGACTTGGTTGACTCTACCAGTCAGGCGTTATTGAGATTTCGACAGGGTGGGTTTCTTCGCCTCGCTTCCGATGAGGATGATGAACCCGTTATTAAACGCAAGGCTGCGTATTACTGAGACACAACATGGCTATTGAAAAATCACTTTACCAAGCACCAATGGGTTTAGATCAACTTGATCCGGCTATCCAGATTGAGATTGAAAACCCCGACTCCGTATCCATTGAAATGGATGGAATAGAAATTGAAATAGTGCCTGATGGCGACGATGAGTTTTCTGCAAACCTAGCAGAAGAGATGAGCGAGTCAGCCCTACAGACCCTTGCGTCAGACTTGGTTGATGATTTTGAATCCGACGTTGCTTCGCGTAAAGACTGGATTCAGACCTATGTAGACGGTCTTGAGTTGCTGGGCCTGAAGATAGAAGACAGAACAGAGCCTTGGGAAGGTGCCTGCGGTGTGTACCATCCTCTCTTAGCTGAAGCCTTGGTTAAGTTCCAAGCTGAAAGCGTGATGTCAATATTCCCTGCCGAAGGTCCTGTGATGACCAAGATTATCGGCAAAGAAACGCAAGAGATGAAAGAGTCAGCCATGCGTGTTCGACAGGACATGAACTACGAGCTGACAGAAAAGATGCCTGAGTACCGCCCAGAAACAGAGCGGACAATGTGGGGACTGGGCCTTGCTGGTAACGCCTTTAAGAAGGTCTACGAAGACCCCAACCTAGGCCGTCAAGTTGCCCTATTTATTCCTGCTGAAGACGTGGTGGTGCCTTACGGCGCAAGTAGTCTTGAGTCAGCAGAGCGTATCACGCATGTGATGCGTAAGACAGAGAACGAACTGCGCAAGCTTCAGGTTGCTGGTTTCTATCGTGATGTGGACTTAGGCGATCCAGTTAATGTTTTAGATGAAGTGGAAAAGAAGATTGCCGAGAAGCTTGGGTTTAGAGCTACAGCAGATGACCGCTACAAACTTCTTGAGATGCATGTTAACTACGACATGCCCGGCTTTGAGCATGAAGACAAAGACGGCAACCAGACAGGCATTGCTCTTCCTTATGTTGTCACCATTGAGAAAGGCACAAACAAAGTCCTGTCTATCCGTCGCAACTGGAAGCCCGATGACAAGAAGCAATTAAAGCGTCAGCACTTTGTCCACTACGGATACATCCCCGGCTTTGGTTTCTATTGCTTTGGTTTGATCCACCTGATCGGTGCTTATGCCAAGTCAGGCACATCGTTGATTCGTCAGCTTGTTGATGCTGGTACCTTGTCAAATCTGCCCGGCGGATTTAAAACCCGTGGCATGCGCGTTAAGGGTGACGATACACCTATCGCCCCCGGTGAGTTCCGCGACGTTGATGTAGCAAGCGGTGCATTGAAAGACAACATCTTGCCTCTGCCGTACAAAGAGCCAAGCCAAGTCCTGATTGGTTTGATGAACCAAATCATTGAAGACGGTCGTCGTTTTGCTAACACTGCAGACCTAAAGATCAGCGACATGTCGTCGCAAGCTCCCGTCGGTACAACGCTTGCAATTCTTGAACGCACCTTGAAGGTGATGAGTGCAGTGCAAGCGCGTATCCATTACTCGCTCAAGCAAGAGTTGAAGCTGTTGAAAAACATCATGGCAGACAACGCCCCCGATGAATACAGCTACGAACCGCAAGAAGGAAGTAGAACAGCCCGCAAGTCCGACTACAAGAACGTGGATGTTATTCCAGTCTCTGACCCAAACGCATCAACAATGGCTCAGAAGATTGTTCAATACCAAGCCGTTCTTCAATTAGCACAAGGCGCTCCACAGCTTTATAACTTGCCGTTATTGCACCGCCAGATGTTAGAGGTGCTAGGAATTAAAGAAGCGCAAAAGCTTGTGCCAATGGCAGATGATCAGAAGCCTGAAGACCCTGTCACTGAAAACCAAAACATCTTGATGATGAAGCCCGTAAAAGCTTTTGCTTATCAAGACCATGAAGCGCATATTTCAGTACATACATCCGCAGTGCAAGATCCAAAGATTGCAGAAATGATAGGACAGATGCCGCAAGCCCAAGCATTGATGTCTGCCATGCAAGCGCACATTGCCGAACACATAGGTTTTGCCTATCGCGTAGACATTGAGAAACAGCTTGGAATGAATCTGCCACCGCAGAAAGACGAGCATGGTGAAGAAGTAAACATTGATCCACAGGTTGAATCCCGCTTGGCTCCGCTAATTGCTCAAGCAGCACAGCGTTTGTTGGCACAAAACCAACAACAAGCCATGCAGCAACAGGCCCAGCAGCAAGCACAAGACCCAATGGTTCAAATGCAACAGGCTGAACTGCAGATCAAGGCAGGTGAGCTTGACCGCAAGAAACAGAAAGACCAGACAGATGCGCAGCTTAAAGCCGCTCAGCTCCAGATTGAAAAAGATCGCATTGATACACAAGCGCAGATTGAAGGCATTCGAATTGCGTCTAAAGCTTCAATGGACAAGGAGTCGCTTGAAGCTCAACAAATGTCAGAAGGACTGCGTGTTGGTATTGATGCACAAAAGCATAAGCAGCAAATGGCTGAGCGTATAGCCCAACATGTAGCAAGTATTCAATCAAAACCGACAAAAGGTGAAAGATGACAGCTATCGAACTGTTGATTCAACAAATCGACGAGAAGGTTCAACAACTCAAAGACCATCTAACAACAGGAAATGTTGACGATTTCAATGAGTACAAACGACTTTGCGGGGAGGTGAGAGGTCTCCTCACTGCAAAGGGCTACACCCTAGACCTCAAACAACGCATGGAGTCCTCAGATGACTGAGATTTTAATCGGCTCAAACCCCGATAACCCGCAGGTGGTAGGAATGTACCGCTCAGAGGCCACCGCCGAAGAGAAAGCAACGCAGTTACCACGCCCAAGTGGCTGGAAAATCCTTTGTGCCATCCCTGAGATTGAAAAAGAGTACGACAGCGGACTGGCAAAAGCCGACGAAACCCTTCGACATGAAGAAATCCTGACCACTGTGTTGTTTGTAGTGGATCTTGGCCCTGATTGCTACGTGGACAAAACACGTTATCCAACAGGACCTTGGTGCAAGAAAGGTGACTTTGTATTGGTACGCCCAAATGCAGGTTCAAGATTGGTTATTCATGGACGAGAGTTCCGAATGATCAACGAAGACAGCGTTGAAGGTGTTGTTGATGACCCTCGTGGCATTCGTCGAAAATAAGGAGCGTTTAAATGGCTAATTTTGAAAAAGATGAATTCAAGTTTCCTGATGAGTTGCAGGAAAACAACAAAAAGCAAGAATTAAGTTACGAAATTGAGGGAGATGGAGACCTTAATATCGAAATTGAAGACGATACACCCGCTGAAGACCGAAATCGTCAGCCAATGCCCAAGGAAATAGTTGAAAAGCTTGAGCAAGAAGAGCTTGAAAGCTATTCCGACGACGTTCGACAGAAGTTTAAACAGCTTAAGAAGGTCTGGCATGACGAACGCCGGGCAAAAGAGGCTGCTTACCGGGAACAGCAAGAAACATTGACCACTGCCCAGCGCCTTTTGGAAGAAAACAAGCGCATTAAGGGCATGTTAAATAGCGGTCAAGAAGAATATATTGCTGCAATCAAGGATTCGAACGAGCTTAAGCTAGAAATGGCTAAAAAAGCGTACCGCGAAGCCTATGATTCTGGTGATACAGACAAGCTTTTGGATGCTCAAGAGCTTATTACCAAGACCACAGTCCAAATGGACCGTGTAAATAACTTCAAAATGCCCCCTTTACAAGAGGAAAAGTTTGAAGTACAACCTCAACAACAGACTCAACGTCCTGATCAAAAAGCGATGGCGTGGCAAGAGCGCAATCCTTGGTTTGGTCAAGATGAAGAAATGACGGCTGCAGCATTAGGTTTGCACGAAAAACTTAAGCGCACTGGAGTTTCGGTTGGATCTGATGAGTATTACTCCGTGTTGGACAAGACAATGCGGAGAAGATTTTCAGAAAATTTTGGAGGTCCAGAGTCGGAGGCAGCTCCGCGAAAAAGTCCGACAGTTGTTGCGCCAGCGACAAGATCGACATCTTCAAAAAAGATTCGTCTTAGCACCTCGCAAGTTAATACCATCAAAAAACTTGGTATTACACCGGAACAATATGTACGTGAAGTTTTAAAACTGGAGAACTAAAATGGCTGAAAACAAGATTCCTCGCGAAATGCAAACCCGTGAACTAACCAAGCGCCCCCAGCAGTGGTCGCCTGCAGAACTTCTCCCTGAGCCAGATAAACAGTCTGGTTTTGCATATCGTTGGATACGAATTTCTACTAATGGTCAAGCTGACCCACGCAATCTTTCTGCCAAACTCAGAGAGGGATGGGAGCCTGTTAGTATTGATGAGCAACCACAATTTCAACTGCTAGTTGATCCCAATAGCCGTTTTAAAGACAGCATTGAGATCGGCGGGTTATTGCTTTGCAAGACTCCTGAAGAGTTTGTTGGACAGCGTAATCAACATTATGCAAACCAAACGCAAGCTCAAACGGATGCTGTAGACAATCACTTAATGCGCCAAAGCGATGCGCGGATGCCGCTCTTTAAAGAGAGTAAGTCTGTGACAAGTTTTGGTAAAGGTTCTTAAATTTAATTTTTGGAGTTAAACATGGCTTACCCCACTATTGACAAGCCTTATGGCTTTAAGCCAATCAATCTGATTGGTGGTCAGGTATTCGCCGGTTCCACTCGTAAAATGCGTATTGCTAGTGCGTATGCAACTTCGATTGGTTTTGGTGATCTCTTGATCCGCGCATCCGACGGTACTGTCGAGCGTTCCGCAGCTACAACTGCTAAACCTACTGGCGGCTTCGCTGGCGTGTTTCTTGGTTGTGAATTCATCAACCCAAGCACTGGTCAACTGCAATTCCAACAGAACTTTGTTGGTGGCACAACAGTGACACAAGGCTTTATCACAGCTTATGTTTGTGATGATCCAGACACACTGTTTCAAGTTGCTGTAGTTTCTGGCACAACAGTTGTGACCGGCGTTCAGTTTACGGCTGTTGGCAATAACGCAACAATCGTTAACAACACTGCAATCACTGCTGCTGGTAACTCACAAATTGCTTTGCTTGATTCAACCGCTACAACTGACACATTGACAATTCGCATTGTTGACGTTGTACCTGATACCGCTTATATTTCTGGCGGCAACACGCTGTATCCTGAAGTGATCGTAAAGTTCAACTTTGGTATGCATGCTTATTACACCGCCATCGGCGTATAAGGAGCTAAATCATGGCTATTTCACGCGCACAACTATTGAAAGAGCTGCTCCCCGGCCTGAACGCATTGTTCGGTTTGGAGTACGCACGTTATGGTGAGCAACACAAAGAGATCTATGAAACAGAGACCTCTGAGCGTTCGTTCGAAGAAGAAACCAAACTCTCTGGCTTTTCGGCTGCACCTGTTAAGAACGAAGGTTCTGCAATTGCATACGACAACGCTCAGGAAGCTTGGACTGCTCGATACAACCATGAAACCATCGCTTTGGGCTTTTCGCTCACGGAAGAGGCAATTGAAGATAACTTGTACGACAGTTTGTCGGCTCGTTATACAAAGGCTCTCGCCCGCGCAATGGCTTACACCAAGCAAGTCAAGGCTGCTGCTGTTCTGAACAACGGCTTCTCATCGTCCTACACAGGCGGTGATGGAGTTGCACTGTTTAGCGCATCACACCCATTGGTTGGCGGTGGCGTTAACAGCAACATTCCCGGAACCCCTGCAGACTTGAACGAAACTTCGTTGGAAAACGCAGTTATTCAAATCGCTGCTTGGACTGATGAACGTGGTCTGTTGATCGCTGCTAAGCCTAAGAAGTTGGTCATTCCTCCTGCACTTCAGTTCGTTGCAACTCGTTTGCTCGAAACAGAATTGCGTGTTGGTACGGCTGACAACGACATCAACGCAATCAAGAACAACGGTTCGATTTCGGAAGGTTACACAGTTAACAACTTCCTGACCGACACCAATGCTTGGTTCTTGACAACTGATGTGCCTAACGGCATGAAGCACTTCGTTCGTACACCATTGTCACAGTCGATGGACGGTGATTTTGATACGGGCAACGTGCGTTACAAGTCACGCGAGCGTTACAGCTTCGGCTGGTCGGACCCGCTTGGCATGTACGGTTCTGCTGGTGCTTAAGTAATAAACCGTTAGAAACTGATGGTTTAGGCCCCGCTTCGGCGGGGTTTTTTATGGGCCTTTGCTTTTTTTCTTTTTGTGTTTGCCTATTAACTTTTCTTCGTAATGATGGATACGGTGACAATTTGCGCAGAGTACTGCGCATTTTGTAATTTCTTGTTTAGCTAAGTGATACGCACCGATCTTTGTTAAATAGTTTAATTTTTTGTTAGACTTATCCATAACGATGTGATGAAAGTCCAACGTAGCGGGGTGATTTTGTCCGCATTTTTGGCAGGAAAGTGTCGCTTTAAACGCTTGCCACTCTGCGCGGTTTTTCTTTTTATTTAACTTTGCTTTTTTTATTACGCTGGCTTTGTTTTTTTCGTAGTATTTTTTTGCATATTGTTTGTTTTTTGCCTTACGTACTTCTTTGTCTTTGTACGGCATACTAACCTTTTTCTCCAGTACAACGATGTCTTAAACGCCCACGGCGACGTAGGTTCAAACAATTTAAACCCGCAGCTTATCAAAGAATTTGCTGATGCAGGGTTTTGATATGTATCGCTTATTAGCCAATTCCACTTGAGCTTTCTTGCTTGTGCCTCACGCACTCGAATAAGTCGTTTCTGTATACCCTTACCTTGGTACTCCCAGATTACCCCCGCTCTACACAAGTACCCACAGTCAAACCACGAGTTAGACCTTGTTAGCCCTGCAAACCCAATAGGAATATTCTTGTCTGTGTAGGCAATCCACCAATATCCTTGTGACGCGGACAGCATCACGTCAGCGGGCAAGCATTCTTTTTGCAAATATCGCAGAATAGCTATAGTTTTTTGGTCTGATCCGTCTACTTTTTGGATGGTAATAGCCATAAGCCCTCCTGAATATTTAACAGTTATAACTTACCTTGTTTGCATTTTTATGTTTTTAAGGTATTATTACTTTAAATCTGGGAACCCCCAGTTTCACTGACCGCCCCAGCGGACGATGCAGAGACAGTGAAACGAAGTACTGCATATACAGGAGCCTATCATGGCATCAACTACCTTTTCCGGTCCAGTTACCTCGACCAATGGATTCATCGGCAACATCACCGGCAACGTTGCTGGTTCTGGATCAATCACCCACGCTACATCGGCTGCTATTAACGCCACAGCTACAGCTACAGCGGCACAAGTTGCTACTGGCTACATCACATCTACTTCCGCTGCCGCAACTATAATCACTCTTCCCACTGGAACGCTTCTTGGCGCGGCTCTTGGTGCGGTTCGTGGCACTGTGTTTGATCTTTATGTTGACAACACTGCTGGCGCAAACACTGTAACGATGGCTGTTGCTGTAAACGGTGTCTTGTCTACCGCTGCTGTTGACTCTGCCACAAGCTTTGGCGATTTGACGATTGCTTCTGGCGCTACGGGCATTGCTCGCTTTACGCTGATGTTTGCAAGCGCAACTGCCTATACGTTCACACGTACAGCTTAATTAATCTCAAGGGCTTCGGCCCTTTACTGAAACAAATAGGAGATTAATATGTCTGGATGGAATGTAGTTGACTCGGTAACAAATAAATCTCTGCCCGCTCATGGCAGAACTGATAATGGCGCTTCTGCGCCTTATTATGCCCCTTCTCCGGGTGCGTCTGACCCCGTTGGTAAAATGCGAGTATCTAACCCGCAATCACTGATTGATACCGACTTTGAATACGGTCAGCAGCCTACAAAGTGGGAGTCTATTGCGCTTCAGAATAATCGCTCAAGCTGTTACTACATTCCCCAGCAACCAGTAGCTGTTACAGCAATCACTGGTACTGCTACAGCTGATCAAATTACAATTACGTTTACGGGAACCATTCCTAACGGCGTACCAATTTTTATTCAAAACTCTACAAACTCAACCATTAACGGTTGGGGCTATGTAGTTACTGGCGGCTCAAACACAACGATTACGGTGCTGTTGGCTCCCGGAAGTTCTACTACAGTTAACGCTGCTGCTTATTTCAACCCATCGTTGACCTATGTGTATGTTGGGTATTTTTATTCGGGAAGTGGTGTTCAGGTTCTTGGAAACACAACAGCTGTTACCGTGACAAGCGCTACCGTTATTACTGTAACAACAGTAAACCCTCATGGCTTTAATCGTGGTAGCTACGTTTATATCGTAGCAACTACTGGTGGAACAAACGTCAACGGTGCTTACATTGTTGCCACAACGCCTACAGCTAATACATTTACCGTCACAGCTGCTGCCGCTTCCGGAACAGTGACCACGACTGCGGGGCTAGTTAATATATTTGCTCGACCTGCTGGTTATGTTGAATCTCGCACATTTGATGGCGGAGTTGCTTTTTCCGCCGTTGCAGGTGTGCCAAATGGGCAGATGATTCGTCAAACACGCCGATACTTCCGCTACCAATCTGGAAAAAGCATTCAGTTTTCTACTGGCACATCATTATGCCCTCCTCTGTTTGTTTCGAGCATCACTGCTTCGGGTGTTACAGCTACGGTAACCACACGTTTTGCGCATAACTTAACAGCTAACAATACAACCATTATTGTCACTGGTGCGGATAATGCGGCTTACAACGGCACTTTTAACGTTGCCTCAGTGCCAAGCCCTACAACGTTGACTTATACGATGCCTAGCGCCCCGGCTATTACAACCGTTACAGCGCTAGATGTTAAAGTAAGCCCAATAAACTGGTATGGCTCAAGCAACCGTGTTGGTTTTTTTGACCAACAAAATGGGTTGTTTTTTGAATACGATGGTCAAGTTTTGTACGCTGTGTGGCGTACCAGCACAACTCAGATTAACGGTACTGTTTCAGTAACTCAAGGGCAAACCGTTGTTACAGGTACAGGCACACAATTTAGTTCGCAGCTAGTTCCGGGTGACTTTATCGTCATTCGTGGTCAGTCATATCGTGTACAAACCATTGTTAGCGATACATCTCTATATTTAAGCAACGAGTATCGCGGTTCGACTCTTGCATCTGCTTTGGTTTCAAAGACCATTGACACCCGTGTTCCTCGATCACAGTGGTCAGACCCAATGGATGGCACAGGTCCATCTGGTTATGTGCTTGATCTTACAAGAATGCAGATGTGGTTTATTGATTACTCATGGTATGGCGCTGGGTTTTCACGTTTTGGCATGCGCACAAGCAAAGGTTTGATTTCGTATGTGCATCAATTTACGAATAACAACATTCGCTACGAAGCCTATATGCGTTCTGGCAACATGTCTTCTCACTACGAATCCAATAGCTTAAACCCTACTACTTATTTAACTGCGACACTGGCCTCTGCCACAACAGCTTCAATGGCTGTTGCTAATACCAGCAGTTTTGCGCCAGCGGGTACTGTTTGTCTTAGAACAGCGACACAAACAGGCGCAATTGAATACATTTCCTACACTGGAAAAACTGCAACCTCCATCACCGGCTTGACACGGGGCGTTACAGGTGGAAGCGCTGCGACAACCTTTACATACAGCGCAACCGCACCCGTTGCAGTGGAATACTTTGCTCCTGACTCCGCTGTGTCTTTGTCGCACTGGGGTTCTTCCGTGATTATGGACGGTAGATATGACGATGATAAATCGTTGATCTTTAACTACGGTACAACCACTGCAATTACTACAGCCAGTACAAGTCCTATTGTTATTTTGGCAATTCGTTTGGCTCCTGCTGTAGATAACGGAACTGTTGGTTTACTCGGCGGAAAAGAGGTTATTAACCGTTCACAGCTTCAGCTAGACTCTCTGGGGTTGTACACAACCGGTACGGGTTACTTGATTAACCTAATCTTGAACGGCTTTGCTTCTGGCGCTACATCTGGTAGCTTTATTGCACCTATTCAACAAGCTAACGGCGTTACTTCTTCGCTGGCGCAAGTTGCAACTAATACCAATGCGGTTACAGTAACCGGTGGTGAATCTGTGTTTGCAGCATATTCCAACACATCTGGTAACACGACCATTGACTTGTCGATTGTTCGAGACTTAGGTAACTCAATATTGGGCGGAGGTACTAGCAATAACGTACCCACTTCTCAGTCAAACTTTTACCCAGATGGCCCAGATATTTTGTATATTGTTGCAACACCGTTGACCGCAACCAGCTCTACAATTCAGGCACGTTTAAACTGGAAAGAAGCGCAGGCATAACATGGCTAAGAAAACCCCATCTCTTGCTGTTGGTCGTGGTGAAAAGCTGCCGGTTAAGCAAGGGGCGGGGCTTACCGCCAAAGGCCGTGCTTGTGAATTGTGTGGGGTGGATATTTCATTTAAACGATCAAATGCACGTTTTTGTTGTAGGGCGCATAAAACAAAAGTATCAGATGCTTTGCGAGATTATGCGAGTGAGTATCAACAAAATAAAGATGTAAGACAAAAACAGGCATTAAAATACTATTACGCAGATCACGAGAAATCAAAAGCGATGATGCGCAACAGACAAAAATACAATTTATCAGTCTTTGCGGCTAATTCAGCAAAACGTAGATCCATTAAGACTCAGCGCACACCATTATGGTTAACAGAAGATGACCATTGGATGATAAAACAAACGTATGAGTTTGCAGCGTTACGTACAAAAATGTTTAGGTTTAAATGGCATGTAGACCACATTGTCCCACTGCAAGGCAATTTTGTTTCTGGCCTTCATGTGCCTTGGAATTTACAAGTTATACCGGCTGTAGAAAATATAGCTAAACACAATAAGTTTGAGGTGGCATAGTGGCTAACCCAATACGCAAAACTACTAAAGGTAAAGGTCGTAATTTTCTTAGCACAAAAGAAGGTGCTGGGATGACAGAGACTGGCAGGAAAGCATACAATGCTGCTACAGGGTCTAACCTAAAGGCTCCGCAGCCAGAAGGTGGTCCTCGTAAGAAATCGTTCTGTGCGAGGATGTCTGGTATGCCCGGCCCGATGAAAGACGAGAGTGGTAAGCCTACCCGTAAAGCCGCAAGTTTAAAAAGATGGAAATGTTAAATGGAAGATTCCGTGCAAACAGCCCGTGAACTTGCTACCCACGCAAATGACATCAAGCATTTGCAAGATGACATGGACAAGCTTGTTCAAGATATGGCATCTATAAAGAACTGTCTTGCCGAAATCCAAAAGACCCTTTCAGAAGCTCGTGGTGGTTGGAAAGTACTTATGTGGGCGGGCGGTGCTGTTAGTGCCGTAACCGGTGTTGCCGGTTTCATTGCCGGTTACTGGGGTAAATAATGCCAGCCGTTAGCGAAAAACAAAAGAAATTCATGGATGCTGCAGCGCACAATCCAAAGTTTGCGAAGAAAGCCGGTATTCCTACAGATGTAGCTCAAGAATTTTCTGTTGCAAGTAAAGGGCAGAAGTTTGGTCCTAATACACGCGCAGATTTACAAGGTATCAACAAGCCCAAAACGGACCACGGGTCCATGAATTTTTTTAACAAAGGTGGTGTTATGAAAAACGATATGATGCAAGACAAAGCAATGGCTAAGAAAGCTGTCGGTATGCACGAAGAACAGTTGCATGGCGGCAAAAAGTCCAACATGACTAAGCTTAAAAGCGGCGGTTCTGCTTCTAGCCGTGCTGACGGTTGTGCTACCAAGGGCAAAACTAAAGGCACAATGATTTCAATGAAGTCCGGTGGCATGAGCTGCTAAGGAATAATCATGATGGCTTCCCGTGGTATGGGTGCAATAAGCCCGTCTAAGATGCCCGGTGGTAAGCGTAAAGCTCGCCGGGATGACACTGACTTCACGCAGTACGCTGAAGGTGGTAAAGTGAATGCTGCGGGCAATTACACAAAGCCCGGCCTTCGTAAGAAGATTGTGTCCCAAGTAAAGTCTGCAGCAACTCATGGCACGGGTGCAGGTCAGTGGAGCGCCCGCAAAGCACAGCTAGTGGCTAAGAAGTACAAAGCAGCGGGTGGTGGTTATAAATGAGTAGCTTAGCAAAACCGCAACAGTCTCTGAAATCTTGGGGTGACCAGAAATGGACAACCAAGTCAGGCAAGAAGTCGTCAGAGACTGGAGAGCGGTATTTACCGGAAGCGGCGATTAAGTCTTTAAGCTCCGCAGAATATGCGGCTACAACTAAGGCAAAGCGTAAAGGTAAGGCGGCAGGCAAACAATTTGTAGCCCAGCCAAAACGCATTGCTAAGAAGACATCAGGATTCAGATAATGTCCACATCCGGCCTATCGACGTTCAACCTAGACTTGACAGAGCTTGTCGAAGAGGCGTTTGAGCGCTGCGGCAAAGAGCTTCGGTCTGGCTATGACTTGAAAACAGCGCGTCGTAGTATCAATCTGTTGACGATTGAGTGGGCCAACCGTGGCATTAACCTGTGGACAATTGAGCAAGGTCAGATTCCGATGGTTACGGGGCAGGCTACATACGCCCTGCCTTTGGATACGATTGATCTTTTGGATACCGTTGTACGTACAGGGACTGGGTCAAATCAGGTTGATATCAACATCACACGTATCTCTGAGTCCACATACATTACAATCCCCACCAAAAACGCGCAGGGGCGTCCAATTCAAGTGTGGATAAACCGACAGTCGGGTAACACTAATTCAAACGTTACAACCGCTTTAAATGGCGCAATATCTGCAACGGATACAACCATCACTGTGGTATCGGCGGCTAACTTGCCAAGCCAAGGCTATATCAAGGTTGATAACGAAATAATTATGTACCAAAACGTAAGCGGCAACCAACTGCTGAACTGTTTCCGTGGTCAAGTAAATACAACCGCTGTGTCGCACTTAACAGCAGTTTCTGTTTATCAGACATTCCCACCAAACATTAACGTCTGGCCTACCCCAAATTCGCCGGGCGATCAGTATACCTTTGTGTATTACAGGCTGCGCCGTATTCAAGATTCTGGCGGTGGTATCTCTACACAAGACATTCCGTTTCGTTTTATCAACTGCATGGTTGCAGGGCTTGCGTTTAACCTAAGCGTTAAATTGCCGGACGTAGACCCTAACCGTGTTTTGTTTTTAAAACAAGATTACGAACAGCAGTTTCAACTTGCCGCTGATGAGGATCGTGAAAAGGCTTCTATTCGGTTTGTGCCTCGAAACCTTTTTTACTAAGGTGACCTATGCCTAGTAAATTTGCTTCAGGTAAGTATGCAATTGCCGAGTGTGACCGTTGTGGTCAGCGTTACAAGTTAAAAGAGTTAAGAAAGCAAGTAGTAAAGACGCATCTGTATAACGTCAAGGTTTGTCCAAGTTGTTGGGACCCAGATCAGCCGCAGTTACAGCTAGGTATGTATCCGGTCAATGACCCACAGGCAGTTCGTGAACCAAGACCAGATGTAAGTTATTTAGTATCGGGCGTTGGCCCAGATGGCAACCCTGAAGGTGGTAGCAGAGTATTTCAGTGGGGTTGGAATCCTGTTGGTGGAGCAAGCGGTTTTGATACAGGTTTAACACCAAATGACTTGATTGCTAATGGTCAGGTTGGTACAGTTACAGTTACAACTACTTAAGGAGTTAATCATGTTTAAACGTGGCGCTGATGGCGTAGCAAAAAAAGGCAAGACCGAGGGCAAGAACCTTGGTAATAGCGGTCCAACTGTTACTGCATTGAAAGGCAAAGGCACACCAACTTCTGGTGGCGGCAAAACAAACGCTGACATGAAGAAGATGGGTCGTAACTTAGCTAAAATCGCAGCTCAAAAAAGAGGTTAATCATGGCTAAGTTTAGCGCAAAAATGATGGGTAAAGAAGTCGGCGATGCTGGCATCTATGCCGAGCCACACACAATGAAAGGTGGCCCAGTTAGCATGAAGGACGCGGTTAGCCGTAAGCCTGATCCTAACACCTTGTCTGCAAGCCAGATGAATCCCGGAACACTTGCTGGTCGCGTAAGCGCTGGTAACCCTGACCGTGATGATGTCAAGACAACAGGCATTGTGACTCGCGGCAATGGCTGTGCAACGAAGGGCCGTATGGCTCGCGGACCGATGGCGTAAGACATGAACTACACACAGCTCGTTACTGCAATCGAAGAATACACGGAAACTACCGAATCGGTATTTGTTTCGCAGATTCCTACGTTTGTTCAGCTTGCAGAAGAGCGTGTGTACAACGCCGTACAAATCCCAGCTATTCGACGCAACGTTGTGGGCGCGTTTACTGCCAACGATAAATACCTGTCTTTACCGACAGACTATCTGGCGACCTTTTCGTTAGCTGTAACCGATACCAGTGGTGACCAACAGTTTTTGATTGACAAAGACGTTAACTTTATTCGTCAGGCTTATCCAAACGCAACAGATACTGGGCTACCCAAGTACTTTGGGCAGTTTGCTCCCTATACGTTCATCATTGGTCCTACCCCAGACCAGAACTATGTGGTTGAGCTTCACCAATACTATTATCCTGAGTCAATTGTTACTGCTAGTACTAGCTGGCTTGGCAATAACTTTGAGTCCGTGTTGTTGTATGGTGCGTTGCGTGAAGCTGTAATATTCCAAAAAGGCGAGCAAGATATGGTCGCTTACTACGAGCAAAAATATCAGGAATCATTGGCGCTCCTTAAAGATTTGGGCGATGGTAAAGATCGTCGTAGTGCTTACCGTGACGGACAACTTAGACTCCCGGTTCCGGGGCCAGTACGATAATTTTTTAGGAGCCTTTCATGGCAATCACACAGGCAATGGCAACATCGTTCAAGGTTGAAATCCTTGATGGCATTCACAACTTTGGTGTTGGGGTTATTCGCGCCTCTACCGCAGCAGATACATTTAAGATTGCTCTGTATACGTCAGCAGCTACGCTTAGCGCGACCACAACCGCTTATACTACTTCTGGTGAGGTGGTTGGCACAGGTTACACGGCTGGTGGCAATACGCTGGCAATATCAGTGGTTCCTGTATCGTCAGGCACTACAGCTTATCTGTCGTTCACAAATAGCTCATGGTCAACAGCAACGATTACTGCTCGCGGCGCAATGATTTATAACAGCACACAGGGCAACAAGTGTGTGGCGGTTCTAGACTTTGGTAGCGACAAGACCTCAACCGCAGGTACATTTACTATCGTATTCCCGACAGCAGATGCTTCAAACGCAATTATTCGTATTGCTTAATAGGATTCGGACATGGCTCTTGTATTAGCCGACCGCGTTAAAGAGACCAGCGTAACGACTGGAACGGGAACCTTTACGCTTGCTGGTGCCGTTATTGGGTATCAGACGTTCAGTGCTGCTATTGGCAACACCAATACCTGTTATTACACAATTGCCAGTCAGTTATTAAACGAGTGGGAAGTAGGTATTGGCACGGTTGGTGCAGGGACATTAACCCGTACGACTATTCTTTCTTCTTCCAACGCTGGGAGTGCAGTTACTTTCTCGGCTGGTACAAAAGATGTGTTTGTTACATACCCTGCTGAAAAAGCTGTTTACCTAGACAGTAGTAATGCGTATATCCCCGCCAGCCCGGTGTTCAACGGCAACGCAATCATCTCGGACAACTCTGCAAACGCAGCCCTACGCATCACGCAGGTGGGCGCAGGTAACGCATTGCTAGTTGAAGACAGTGCCAACCCTGACTCTACGCCTACGGTAATTGATGCAACTGGAAAAGTTGTTGTTGGTCATACAGCAACAGTGTCAATGCCTACCGGAGACGGTGGTTTATACGGTGCAGGACTTGAAGTTTTGGGCGTAGGAGGAGTAAGTTCTTCTCTTGGGGCAGCTATTTACAATAATGCAGCCGCAGGCTTTGGCGGCGCATTGTCGTTAGCAAAATCTAATTCAGCTACAGTTGGCGCACACGCTTTAGTATCTAGTGGTGATTTGTTAGGTGCAATTTATTTCAGCGGCTCAGATGGCACAAACTTTATTCGTAGCGCACAAATATTGTCACAAGTAGACGGCACACCCGGCACAAACGATATGCCCGGTCGTTTGGTGTTTAGCGTTACGGCAGATGGTGCGTCTAGCCCAACCGAGCGTATGCGTATTGCAAACAATGGCAGCGTTTTTCTTGGCGGCAATACTGCAAATACAAATTTTTCTTTAACCGTTGGTAAAAATATAACAGGTGGCACAAACGCCCTTGGCGTTATTTCTAACGGTCAATTGCAAACCGATGTAACCGGGATTGCACAATACTTTAGCGCATCATTAAGTCAAATAACTGGGGTAACAACTTCACAAGCTCGGCTTTATAGTGCTGCACAAGGTACGATTAGCGGCACAGTAACTAGCCAATTTGGTTTTTATGCTGATGCAACTCTTATCGGTGCAACCAACAACTACGGCTTCTACAGCAACATAGCTACGGCAACAACAAGATCAATTACTTTTGTTGAACGCACCACAAACATAGTGACCATCACTACATCGGTGGCGCACGGATTCACCGCAGGACAGTCGGTAACGGTAGCAGCGGTAACTAACACCAGCGTCAATGGCACTTTTGTTATTGCAAGTGTTCCAACAACGACCACATTTACTTACGCTCAAGCTGGGACAGACATTGTATTAGTAGCAGATACTGGTACAGCAGCCGTGGGTGGTAGGCACAACTTCTATGCTAACGGTTCAGCTCCCAATTACTTTGCGGGTGCGGTGGGAATAGGAACAGCAACACCAAGCGCAACTTTGGAAGTTGTTACTACAGGGTCAACAATCTTTGCAAGAGGAAGCGCAACAACATCAAGCGCACTTGTTGGTGCGGTGGCATCGGATTATTATTCCACACCATCTTTTAGAGGCACATATTTACAGCAAAATAGCTCTGCGGCAACCGGGACAACGCTTGGATTTGCAAACGCAAACTTGGGATATCTTGCATTTCAAAACGTAGCAACCCAAGCATTGATTTATACAAACAATGCGTCTGCAATTGTTTTTGGTACAAGTAGCATAGACCGTGGGCGTGTGTCATCGGCAGGTGTATGGTCACTAGGCGCAGCGGCTGGCTCAGAATCCCTGCGTGTCACGCCAGTTGCTAGTGCCGTGAATTATTTGAACGTGCAGGGTGCAATTGCAGGTCAGTCACCAAACATACAGGCAGCTGGAAGTGATACAAACATAGCCTTTGCATACTTTACAAAAGGCGCAGGACAACATTTCTTTTACAGCAATAGCACACCCCAATTCAACATCGGCAACACAGCATCCGCAGTAAACTATTTGCAAGCATCGGGAAATGCAACTACGGGCGCACCAATTCTTTCAGCACAAGGGTCTGATACGAACGTCAGTATCCTATTGCTTTCAAAAGGTGCTGGCGGTCATGTATTTTCAACAAACACTACGCCAAATATTCAATTTGCTGTATCCAACACAGCCTCCGCTGTTAACTATTTGCAAGTAACGGGTGCGGTTACGAGCGGCTTACCAATTATTTCAGCTCAAGGTTCTGATGCAAATATATCTCTTGCGTATACAACAAAAGGTGTATCGGCGCATTACTTTTATACAAGAAACCTAACGTCTTTGGGTTTTGCTATTTCGGATGTAGGATCAGCCGTTAATTATTTGCAAGCAAGCGGGAATGTTGCTGGCTCTGCACCAACATTTACAGCGGTAGGCTCAGACACTAATATTGGAATATCTTATACATCAAAAGGCACAGGTGGTCATGTATTCTGGACTAACGGCGCTACCACTCAACAATTTGCAATAGCTAATACAGCATCCGCAGTTAATTTAATGCAAGTAACAGGTGCTGCTACCGCTGGAAGCCCATCTATTACAGCGCAAGGCTCTGACACCAATATTGGGTTAAATTTTTCAAGTAAAGGAACTGGCAACATTGTTTTTTACGCAAACTCATTAGCTAGTGTTCAGTTTGCCATAGGTTACACAACTTCTACAGTTAACTATTTGCGAGTAGATGGTGGAGCTACGGGCAGTGCAGCAGCTTTGGTTGCAGCAGGCTCAGACACCAACATTAACATAGCCCTTACGCCAAAAGGTGCGGGTTTACTGACCCTTGGGGACTCCACGCTTCCTGCGGGAAGTGCAACGATTGTTGGTGCATTATTTAGCTCAAATTCGACGACAGGTAATTTACTAGCTTTAAGAAAAAGCGCTGATGCTACGGGAGGGCCAAATTTTGCTCAATTTAAGTCAAGAGGTACTGCCGCTGCGCCAACTGTTGTACTAGATGGTGATACAGTAAGTACAAACTCTTGGTTAGCATATGATGGTACAAATTATCTAACTGCTGCGTCGTTATTTGTTTCTGTAGACGGCGCTGTAAGCGCGGGGGTAATGCCCGGGCGAATGATATTTTCAACTAATAACGGTACATCAAATGCAGAGCGTGGTCGTGTAGACTCAGCAGGTAACTGGACTCTTGCGGGAGCGCCCGGTGCAAATTCTTTGCGTGTTGCGGTTGTGGCTAGTGCGGTTAACTATGTGGATGTGCAAGGGGCGGCAACAGGTGTTTCGCCAGTAATTCAAGCTGCTGGTTCGGACACCAACATTGACCTAGCCCTGACACCTAAAGGTACAGGCGTATTAAAATTTGGCACGTACACTGCAGGTATCATTGCCCAAGCTGGTTACATTACGATTAAAGATGCAGGCGGCACAACTCGTAGACTTTTAGTTGGTTAATAACAGGAGCTTTAAATTGAAAGAAATACCCCTTAGTCTTGCCCCCGAAGAAATTAACTTTATCCAACAAGTGTTGGGTGAGTTGCCATCGAAATCGGGAGCTTTTATGTTGATGCAAAAGATTAAGCAACAGGCTGATGCGGCTGCGATTACGCAAGCGCCAGTCACTCCAATTCCACAGGTGCAACTATGAAAACTTGGATAATCAATTCACTGTCAGTAATGAACACACCCCTGCCCGAAACGGTTGTGATGAGCAACTTCACAATTGCTGAAAACGGTCAATCGGTGACTTACTCGGTCAACCTGCTGCCCGCTGACGCTGCAAACTTCATCCCTTACGCAGACATTACCCAAGCCGAAGCCGTGCAGTGGACACAAGACGCATTGGGTGTAAATCGTGTGGCAGCAATGGAAGCAGAGGTTGATGCGTTGATTGCACAAGCGGCTATCCCTACACCAGAGCCAGTACCGTTGCCTTGGGTTGCCGCAGAGTGAACCGCACAAACTTTGAACACGCTTGATGCAGCTTTAGATGTTTTATTCCCCGTTGCGGCTGTAACAGCCGTGTTGTTTTTACTTAAAGTATATTAAATGTTCGGTTTTTTACCATTCGCCGCTGGAGCTTTTGCTGATATAACTGATACCACAGCGGTTAATGTGACCGGAGTGGTAGGAACAACTGCGCTTGGCACTGCTAACGTAACAGCCGATGCAAACGTTACACTTACTGGGGTTCAAGGCACAGGTTTCTTAGGCACCGCCACTGTAATTGGTAGCGCTACGGTATTCTTAACCGGCGTTCAAGGTACAGTCGTAATTGGTCCGTTCTTTGTTTGGAGCGATATTGTTCCAATTCAGGCTTCAAGTTGGGTTGATGTAAACGATGCACAAGTTGAGAGCTGGGTAGATGTAGATGCTGCACAGACAAATAATTGGCAAGACGTTCTTGCCGCATAGGAGCTAGATAATGCCAAGTACCTTTTCACCATCCCTACGCATCGAGTTAGTCGGTGACGGCGAACAAGACGGCATTTGGGGGCAGTCAACCAACAACAACCTTGGGTCTTTGATTGAACAAGCAATTACCGGGGTAACAACGGTCAATGTAACCTCTGCTGATGTAACACTTACTTCCTTTAACGGGACATTAGACGAAGCCCGTAGCGCTGTGCTGATAGTCAATGGCTCAAACGCGGTAACACGAAACGTTATTATTCCTGACGAGCCAAAAACTTACATCGTTACAAACAACACAACACAAACTGTTGGCATCAAAACACCTAGTGGGTCAGCGTTTAACTGCTTAACTGGTACACAGACAACCCTGTACTGCGATGGCAGTAATGGTGTATTTGGTGCGAGCATCGTACTGACCCCCCCAACATATAGCACTCTTGTTAACCCGTTAATAACTGGCATCCGTGAAACCATTACGGTATCGGCAACGGCAGCAACAGGCACGATTAACTTTGATACACTGACTCAAGCTGTCCTTTACTACACAAGTAACGCATCTGCTAACTGGACACTTAACTTCCGTGGTAATAGCGGCACAGCACTTAACAGCCTTATGTCTGTTGGACAGTCATTCAGCGCTACGTTTCTGGTTACCCAAGGTGCCACTGCGTATTACAACACCGTAGTTCAAGTTGATGGAACATCTGTTACTCCCAAATGGCAAGGTGGTACTGCACCCGCATCAGGCAACGCAAACAGTATTGACGCATACACCTACGCAATTATTAAAACCGCAAGTGCTACGTTTACTGTTCTTGCATCACAAACTAGGTTTGCATAATGCCTCGTTTATCAACAATCGGAGCGGCGGCTACGGGCGCGTTTGGTTTTGGTACGTTAATCCCCCCTGTTTCTGCTGACTATGTAATTGTTGGTGGTACAGGTAATAACGGTGCTGACAGTGGCGGCGGTGGTGGCGGCGGTCAAGTGCGGGCTATATCTGCGTTATTAAGCAGGTTACAAAGTTACGCTGTTGTTGTAGGCGCTGCTACAAATAGCTCAAGCTTTAACGGTACAACGGCTGCTGGCGGTGTTAACGGGCAATCAACCAACACAGTAGACGGTACTAATACTAACGGCGGAGCATCTGGAAACAGTAATGCAGGTGGCAGCGGACAAGAAATTTACCTAGGCGACTACAACAGTCCTTGGGCTTCTGGTGGTGGCGGTGGGCAGGGTGCTGTTGGCGGTGGTGGTTCTGCTGTTGATTCACCTCCATACACATCCGGCACATACACTGGTGGCAACGGCGGCGTAGGTATAACGTGGGCTATTAACGGCTCATACTATGGCGGTGGAGCTGGCGGCGGTGCAAATGCCGCAGGACATGGAAGTTCTTCTGCTGGCAGTAATGGCCTTGGTTACAACCCGTTTGGTTCGTTAAAAGGTGGTGTTATTGTTTCCTACGTAAGCGCAACACAGCTCTACACAGGCGGTACTGTTACTTCTACAGGTTCTGGTGCAGCAACGCGCTGGTTTCATACATTCACTACTGTTGGCACTACAAACCTTGTACCAATTTAAGGATAAACATGATTATTGAAAACCAAGCGACCGATACAGAAGCCGCACACAAGGTTGAGATCCTTTGCCCGAACTGTGACCGCGACGTAAATGAGGCAGAGCTTGCAGCACAGGTCTGTTCTGATTGCGGGCATGACCTATCTGAACCTAAACAAAGCGTTGAGATTCACGCAACGTCTGTTCCTTTGTTTGCTATTACATTTTAATAAGGAGTGCAAATGAACTGGATTAAAGAGAAGTGGGCGCAGGTTGTTATTTGGTTTAAAGGATTGAGGTTTTAATGGACAGATGGAAGAATCGGCGCAGGATGGCGTGGCTGTCAATGCTTGCCGGGCTGGTTTTTCCGTTGTTGATTTTGGTGTCTGAGTCACCGACACTAGGAACGATTGCAATGCCCTTTTATATTTTTGTGTCTGCTGTAGTCGGGTCGTATATGGGTTTTGCTACGATTGACGACAATAACTTCAAAGGTAAGTGATGTTTCCATTATCTAGCACGATGTGGCTAAAGATTGGAGCGATTGCAATTTCGTTAGGGTTTGCCCTAGGTTTTGCGTATTGGAAAGGTTACTCTGGTGAGCATGAAAAGTTTTTGAAGTTTAAGGCAGAGGTTGCAGCTACCGGCAAGGCTCAAGAACAATTGAACGCCGCCTTGGTCGAAAAGCACGAACTAATTTTTACATCAGTAAAGGACGAATATGAAGCTCGCATTGCTGCTTTGCGCAACTATTATGCTAACAGGGTGCAGCCCAATCCCAGTGGCGGTAACCTGCCCACCGTTTCCGGTGCCACCCCCAGAGTTGATGAAAGTGCCGGAAACCCAGTATTTGTTGGACAATGCGCTGAAGTTACGCAGCAATTAGTAAGCCTGCAAAAATGGATACGGTTCATAGGACAGGATAATGCAAAGTAATTGGGAACAATCGTTTGAGCTAATGCTTGGGTCTGAGGGCGGCTTTAGCGACGACCCACGTGACAATGGGAATAAACTGCCTGATGGACGACCCGGAAGTACCATGCTTGGCGTGACTCAATACAACTGGGAAAACTGGACAGGTCATCAGGTAACCCATGAGCAGATGAAAAAGCTCACCCCCGCCGATGTTAAACCGTTTTATAAGAAGAAGTTCTGGGATGCGTGTCGCTGCAACGATTTACCGGATGGCATTGACTATCTTGTCTTTGATTTTGCTGTCAATGCTGGGGTTGGTCGCAGTGCTAAGACTCTGCAAAGTGCTGTTGGTGCGACGGTGGACGGGTCGATTGGACCGTTGACTTTGGCTGCTGTAAACGCATACAACAACCCCGAAACAGTTATTAACCTATTCAGCATCGCCAAAGAAGAGTTCTACCGTGGGCTAAGCAACTTCAATGTCTATGGCACGGGATGGCTAAACAGAGTTGCGGCTGTTAAAATCAAAGCAACTTCCATGCTTGGATAACTAAATGAGACCTTTGCGCTTCGCCCACGATAACTTAAGTGCTACAGATATTTTTGCTTGCACTTCGGGGCTACGCAACCTCTCGACCCGTTTGGCTTTGATTGCAGGATCGCTGTTTAAGACCTTGTGGTATTCACGCATTGGGTTGTCTGGTCCAAGCAATCTCTGCCGCCGTTTTTCTTTCTCTTCATCCGAATGGATTGGTTTGCCTGTTTTGGCAGCGCGTTGGCGTTCCTTGTACTCTGAGTCTTGCCATTTGGCTAACAGCTTCTCACGTACTTCTGGACGTTTGGCTGGGTTGTTATCACCAGCAAATCTAGCCTTTACATCCGGATCGTTCATTCGTGCCAAAAGTTTTGCGCGTACTTTAGGATCTTGCATTGGGTTATTCTTTTTCATCCGTTCACTTGTAGCCAAGCGCCCAGAATCACTCATTGTTTCAGTCCCATCACCACCTACCTTTAGATTTGTTAATGGGCCATTGTTAAGTTGGATCCTGCCATACTTTTCAATTAAACTGCATTCTAGTTTTTGTCCTTCTTCTGTGGATTCAACTCTATGAAGTTCGACAACAACATTTTTTGGGCCTACCTCAGCAAGCTTTTGTTTGCACAGCCAGTTTCGCCCTCCTGCATTAAGTGGGTTTGTCCTGCTAATTGCCTTTGTAAGGCCAACGTAAAAAGGCGTATCGTTATGCTTCCAGATGTACACGAACATAATAGTCTCCTTGTTAATGACTTAACAGGAGTATAACATGCCCCTTCAGAAATTGACATTCCGTCCGGGCGTTAACCGCGAAGGCACTGACTACGCGAATGAGGGAGGTTGGTTTGACTGTGACAAGATCCGTTTCCGCTCGGGCTTTCCCGAAAAGATTGGTGGCTGGATACGTTTATCGTCATTTACCTATGACGGCGTAGCACGTTCGCTTTGGAACTGGATTGATCTGGATGGCACAAACTACTTGGGTGTTGGTACAAACCTTAAGTACTACATTGAGAAGGGTGGTTTCTACTACGACGTTACACCCATTCGTAAGACCGTCAACCCAATGGCGGCTAACCCGTTTGTCAGTGCATTTAGTACTTTAAACGGCACTATTAATGCAACAGCTACCACCATTACTTTAACCAGCGCTGCATCTTTTCCTAATGCTGGTGGCATTATTAAGATTGGTTCGGAGCAGATGGTCTATAACGGGGTGTCTAGCAACACCCTGACAGGCGTTGAGCGTGGCTATAACGGTACAACTGCCGCCTCTCACACAACGGGCGCAAACGTAGGATGTGCAACCATCACGGTCACAGATACATCAAACGGTGTAGTACAGAATGACTTTGTAACTTTTAGTGGAGCTACAGCTTTTGCTGGGTTTGCAACAACCGATTTAAACGCTGAGCAACAGGTATACCGGGTTATTAGTTCCAGCAAGTACACATTTAATGTGAATGGTGTGTTTTCAACTAGCCAAGCTTCTGGCGGTGGATCAGCTATTGTTGCTGCATACCAGATCAATACTGGCTTAGATGTCTACGTTGTTGGTACTGGATGGGGCGCTGGCACTTGGCCTGTCCCTGCCGTCTTTACACTGACCAACCCGTTCACCACAAGTACCGGTAGTGGAACAGTTGTTGTTGCACACACTGCACACGGGTTAACAAACGGTCAATATGTTCGCTACGCTGGGGCTACTGCTGTTGGCGGGCTGTCAGCTCCGCTTCTAAATAGATCATTTTCTATTACCTACATCAATGCCAACTCGTACTCAATTGCAATGGGCAACGACGGTTACGGCACAGCAATTACAGCTTCTGCACCCGCAACAGGTGGTGGCACAGTAACCGCTTACTACCAGACTGGAACCCGTGGATGGGGTCAGGCATCAGTAACTACCGGTGTTGGTCAGCAGCTCCGCCTGTGGTCTAACGATAACTTTGGTCAGAACTTGGTTATTGCACCGCGCAATGGTGAAATTTACTATTGGCTTGACAATACAGGCGTAAGCACCCGTGCGCAGTTACTATCCGACCTGTCTACGTCTGCTGGTTTTAGCGGTCAGTTTGTACCCAACAAGACATTAGAAGTTTCTGCCTCTTCTATTCAACGATTTGTGATTGCCTTTGGCGCAAACCCATACGACCCAACTGACGCTGATACAGACTTTGACCCCATGCTTGTACGGTGGTCAGATCAAGAGAACCCGTACCAGTGGGTGCCAGACGTTACAAACCAATCAGGCGAGTTCCGGCTTTCGCATGGCTCAACTATTGTAACAAGCATCAATACCCGTCAGGAAATCCTGATCTGGACAGACTCGGCGCTGTATTCAATGCAGTATCTTGGACCGCCGTACGTCTACAAGTTTGAAATTTTGATGGATAACATCTCCATCATCTCACCAAATTCTGCCATCACAATTAACAACATTACCTACTGGATGGGCGAAGGCAAGTTCTATCAGTATTCTGGTCGTGTTGAGACGCTGCCTTGCTCGCTGCGTCAATATATCTTTAATGATATAAACAAGGATCAGTCGTACCAAATTTTTGCTGGTGGCAACGAAGGTTATAACGAGGTCTGGTGGTTCTATTGCTCAACCAACTCGAACGTTGTGGATAAGTATGTCATCTATAACTACCTTGATAAAGCATGGTACTACGGCACAATGAGCCGCACGGCTTGGCTTGACTCTGGCATTCGCCAATATCCTATGGCTGCGGACTACAACGAACGCATTCTGTACCACGAGTCTAACGTTGATGACGTGGCAGGGTTAACCCCTATACCAATCAGTGCGTTTATTCAGTCGTCCGACTTTGACATTGGCGATGGGCATAACTTTGGTTTTGTGTGGCGTATCTTGCCTGACATTAACTTTAACGGCTCGAACGTCAACCAACCCTATGTCACGATGACCATCAAACCCCGCCAAAACTCCGGTGCGCCTTATGGTGTTGCAGGCAACCCACAAGTTCAGAGCGCTAATAACTATGGCGTATCCCGTGCATATAACATCCAAGAGTTTGACGGTCAGGTCTATACCCGCTTACGTGGTCGCCAGATGGCATTCAGGATTGAGTCAACTGAACTAGGGGTTTCATGGCAATTAGGAACTCCCAGAATTGACATCAGGAACGACGGCAGGCGATAAAGGGATATTTAGTGGCTAATAACCTATTGCTTCGTGGTACTAAGGCACCTAACCTTCCGATTGCGCCGGGAGAGTACGAGTCACGTTTTCACGAACAGTTTACAAACATTCTGCGCTTGTACTTCAGTCAGTTAGACAACGTAACTTCAGCCTTGGCTGGTGGCAGTGGCGGTCAGTACCTGCAAAACCCGCATATAGCCGCTCAAGATACAACAGACCAATACGCCACAGCTACCGACACACCAACTAAGATTTCGTGGAATACGTTGGATTCTGGTGACGGTTTTACTTTAAACGTAGATAACACGGCAACCGCTGCCTATGGTGGTGTGTACAAAATTGACTTTAGTATTCAGTTTACAAACACAGACAATGCTATTCATAATGCGTACCTTTGGCTGCGTATAAACAACGTTGACTTACCCGGATCTAGCAGTAAGTTCACCATAGCAGCCCGTAAAAGCGCACTCGTTCCCAGTCACCTAGTTGGTTATTCAAGCGTTACGTTTGAGATTAATGCGGGTGACTCTATAGGGCTGTGGTGGGCAACCGATCAAGCGTACAACACTGTCGGTCCTGTTGATGGTGTTTACCTTGAGCATGAGAATGCCCAAACAGTGCCTTATGCTAGACCATCAAATCCCTCCGCAATTGGCAGTATTGTCTTTGTGTCTAGGCTACCTGCATGATAATATTAACTAATTCCCTTTTCAGGTGAAACTATGATTCCTATCGTAGCCGGTTTAATGATGGGCGCTGCCCTTGGTGGCGGCATTGCTGCGCTTCAAAAGAAAGATGTTCTCCAAGGCGCTCTGATGGGCGGTATTGGTGGGGCGCTAGGCGGTGCGTTTATGCCCGCTGCTGGTGGGTTAGGTGGTGCCGCTGGAGCTGTTGAAGGTACTGCTGCGGGTACTGGGTTGACATCTTTAGGTGCTACAGAAGCTACTGCGGCATTAGCAAACCCATCTAGCATGTTTGCGGGTGGTTCTTTGACTAACGGCGCTACGTCTGGTCTTGGCTTAAACGCAACAGGATCTTCCGCACTAATGCCATCTGCATTAGGCACACCAGCCAGCAACGTTTTAGGAACAGGAATTTCTCTGCCAACAACACAGTTAGCTAGTACTGCAGCACAGCCGTTTAGCATTGGAAACTTTCTTTCTCAGAACAAATACGCACTTGCAGGCGGTGCGCTTGGTGGCATGATGGCACCCGGTCAAGAGCCTGATAAACCAGACGAAGGTAACATCCGCGACTTCACATTTAACCGCGAAGTTAACCCATTGTATGGTCAGCCCGGACAGTCTTACTTTAATGACTCCTACACAGCAGGTGATGTAACTTCTGTTGGCGATTACAACAAAGCTAATGGTGGAACTATTGCTTTAGCTGAAGGCGGCAACCCACAAGACTATCGTGTTGAAGCGTTTAAACCCGTTGCCTTGCAAGACTTCTCTGCTGCGCGTGTTGTAGATCCTGCTGTTCAGGCGTACAACCAACAAGTTATGGAACGCGCCAACCAACAGTACAACATAAATGCTCGTCCTGCAGCCATGCAAGTGCCGGGATCTGCTGGGTATGGCGCATACAATCCTTTACCTCCGTCTGCCCTTACTAAACCGGCTGATGCTGGGATAGGTGGCTTGCGTTTTGATCCAGTAACAGGACGTTACACAGGCACATTTGAAGCGCCCGGTAACAAAAAAACTGACTTAGAAAAAATGCGTGAGGAGCTTGACGCGCTTAAGTCTGAGCAATCACGTTTCAATGACACAGGTGGTGGTGAAGCCAACGGTGGCTTGATGCGTTCTTACGCAATGGGTGGCGATATTGGTGGTCGTTATCAAAGCCCTGACGACATGGGCATGGGTGACCGAGTTGGCGCACATCAAACAATAAACATGGCACCCCACTACCCAATGCAAGGCGCGTACCAAGGTTACGCAGGGGGTGGACACTTAGGTGACTATTCTGACGGTGGTCGTTTGTTAAAAGGCCCCGGCGATGGAGTTAGCGATGACATACCTGCTCAAATTGGCGCTCGTCAGCCTGCTCGCCTTGCTGATGGTGAGTTCGTTGTTCCTGCTCGTATTGTTTCTGAGCTTGGTAACGGAAGTACTGATGCCGGTGCTAAGCGACTGTATGCCATGATGGATCGCGTTCAGAGTAATCGTCGCAAGTCTGTTGGCAAAGGTCGTGTAGCCGTTGACTCAAAGGCGTATAGAAATCTACCAGCATGAAAATACAGCACGTTCCGCTACAACATGCCGCGCAAACTTGGGGATTAGTCCAAAAGCATTTAGCTGAATCGCAAGTACATGCAAAAGGTGATTATTCCCTTGAACAGATTAAGTTGTACGTATTAACTGGTCAGTGGATGTTGTTGGTGTCAACGGATGATGATAATAATATTTGCGGCGCAATGACCGTGGATTTTATAAATCGTCCCAATCACCGAGTGGCGTTTATTACTGGTGCAAGCGGTAAAGCAATTATTAATGAAGACACGTTTAAACAGCTAGAAAACATTTGTCGAGTCAATGGCGCTACCAAAATAGAATGCGCAGCAAGGGATTCGGTATCTAGGTTGTTGGGACGGTTTGGGTTTAACGAAAAGTACATCATATTAGAGGTATCACTATGAGCGGCGGCGGAGCATCAACACCTACCCAGCAGAATGTCACAACGACATCTATTCCTGAATACGCTCGTCCTTATGTAGAGCGATCACTTGGTCAGGCTGCTGCGTTAACAAACATAAACGATAATCCGTATCAGCCTTACGCTGGTCAACAGATTGCTGCGTTTTCTCCGTTGCAAGGCTCTGCCTTTGACAGAGTGTCCAACCAACAGGTAGCTCCACAAATTGCCGTTGGGTCGCAGCTTGCACAACAAGTCGGTGGCATGGCCCTTCAAACTCCTGAGCAAGCCCGTGGGTTACAGAACGCTGCGTTAGGGTATGGCGCTCAAGCCTCTGGTGCTGGGTCTCAGTATGCCAACATGGCTACGTCTCCCGGTGATATTGGTGCTTATATGTCGCCTTATATGCAGAATGTGGTTGATCTGCAGAAACAAGAAGCTAATCGCGGATACGACATCTCTGGCTCAAAGGTCATGGGTCAGGGCGCTGCATCAGGTGCTTTTGGTGGCACACGCGATGCGTTGATGCGAGCTGAGAATGAGCGCAACCGCAACACAGCTTTGAATAGCATTCAAGCACAAGGCTCTCAGTCTGCTTACGATCAAGCTATAAAATCTATGCAGTACGGCTCTAACCTAGGTTTGCAGGGGTTACAGACTGGGCTGCAAGGCGTTCAAGGTGCGGTGGGTGCTGGACAGTATGGCTTGGCAGGTTTAAACACTGCAGGCACGGCGGCTTCAACACTTGGTGCCTTGGGTCAGACTCAGTTTGGTCAAGAGACGGCTATAACTGACGCACAGTTGCGAGCTGGTGCAATGCAACAAGGACTTGAACAGCGTGGTCTGGATATTGGTTACCAGCAGTACATGGATAGCATGAACTATCCGTATAAACAGCTTGGGTTTATGTCTGACATCTATCGTGGGTTACCCATGTCGCAAGGTGCGCAGTCTATGTATCAGAACCCCAGCGCGATTTCACAGGCTGTTGGTCTGGGAACAGCGGGTTACGGTGCATATAAAATGTTTGGCAGTGCAAAAGGCGGGGCAATTAAAGACCGAGAGTCTGACGGCCTTGATACGCTTGGCATGTATAACGCAATGAAAGGATAGTGCGATGTCTATTAACTCCATGAACTCGCGTTTTGCAATGGCTGAGCGGATGTCTATTCCGCAGATTCAGCAATCCATACAAGCAGGATCGTTGCCTGCCTACGTTGGCGTACCTCTGCTTGAAGAGAAGATGCGCGAGCAAAAGAAAGCTGCCGCGATGGCTCAGCTTGCACAGGCCCAACAACAGGCTCAGCAATATGGTTTGCCTACAGAAAAGCCAATTGCTCAGGGAGTGATGGAGCAGGCCTCTGGCATTGATTCCATGCCTAGCAACTTACCTGTAGCCGGATATAACGACGGCGGTATTGTTGCGTTTGCTGAAGGCGGTGACGCAGAGGACTTTGACTACGAAGAATACCAAGACGAACAAGAGGCCGACGAATACAATAATGTATTACGTGCTTACATGGAGCAAATAGAAGCTGCTGGTCTTGAAGGCATTCCAATTCACAACACCAAGAAAGTTGCAATGGGTGTAGAAAAGAGGGCCGATGGCGGCATTATTGGCTTAAACGCTGGTGGCGCTATTCGATTCCAAAGCGGAGCGCTGGTGAGCGAGGCGAACGAAGATCTAAATCAAGGAGTCTATTCTAATATTAGCCCAGAATACAATCCAGTTGGAATTGATGTAATGGGTAGTTTAAAAGAAGAAGACCCCGAAGCGTACGCAAGAATTATGGGTTCGTATAACGTTTCTTCTGAAGATGCATCACCCGGAGCAAGGCCATCACCATTCATGACTGGAGAAACCGGTGGTCGAGCATTTCTGGGTTATCGTCGTCCACCTCCCGGACCATTAGCAACAACACCCAAAGGACGTGAGTTGCCGCCTGAGCAATTGCCGTTATCAGCGCTTGATTTTGATGCTCAATCTCCTGCGGTGTTGCCAACAGTAGTGGTTACGCCAGAGCCTGAATCTGTAAACCCGGAAGTTTTGGGTTCTGAGTTTGGCATTCAAGGTGTTCTTGCTTCGCAGAAAGCACCTGCCGCTCCCGGTGGCGCTACTAATGTAGGTGGCGGAGGCGGTGGTAGTGGCGGTGGCGCAGGTGGAACTCTATCGCAAGGCACAGCGCGTGAGCGTCCAAAGAGTGCGTTCGAAGAGTTTCTTGCCAACATTAAAGAAGAACGTGCTGCCCTTAACAAACAGAAACAAGAAGACAAGTACATGGCGTTACTTACCGCCGGTCTTGGCATGATGTCTGGAACATCGCCCAACGCATTTGCCAACATTGGTCAAGGCGCACAGGCCGGTGTTGCGCAATACGGAGCATCTGCTAAACAACGTGCGGCTGAAAGGGCAGCTCTTAACAAGAACCTGCTTATGGGTCAGCGTTACCAGAGCATGGAAGACATTGCTGGTCGCACAGCCGATATTAACGAAGCTCGTTATAAAGATGCATTGGCTGCTAGGATAGCGGGTGCAGGGTCTTCAAACAAAGCCGAAGATCAAATGCGTAGGAGACTATCTGACATTGGCTCGCTGTATGAGCGCCGAGAAAAAATGCTTTCAGACCGGTTAGGAAAGATTAATCCATATTTGGATAAGGAAGGCTATCAAGCTGCGCAAAATGCACTTAAAACAGATCCAAAGTTAAATGAATATTCAAATATTATGAATCAGTTAACAGAGCAAATGTATGGCATTTCTGGTTCATCAAGTGGTGGCGGTGGATCTGTTATGTCATATGTACCCGGCAAAGGCTTTGTGCAAAATTAACAGGAATTTCAATGGCTATTGTAGATATCCAAGGAGTTGGGAAAGTCGAGTTTCCTAACGAAATGTCGCGTGAGGACATTCAAAAAGCTATTGAAACCGAATTACTTCCAAGCTTAAAAAAAGAAGCTCCAGAAGAAAAAGAAAGCGTATTACGCCAAGCAGCAGACATTCCAGTCAACTTTACCAAGGGTGTTGTGTCTGGCGTTCGGATGCTGACAGATGCCTTTGGTGCTGAAAACGCTATTTCCAAAAACCTGCGTGGTGTTGAAGACTACGTAGGTAACTTGCTGTCCGCTCAGGCCAAGAATAATCAGCAAGAGATTGCGCGGATCATGAAAGATGCCCAAGACAAAGGTGTGCTTGATCAGGTGCAGGATGCGTTTAAAGCGTTTGCTGTTGCGCCTGTGGACATTATGTCCCAAGCTTTCGGAACTATTATTCCTACCCTTGCGGGAGGTTTGATTGGGAAAGGATTGCAGATTGGCGCACGGGCTGCAGGCATTGGTACAGGCGCTGTCATGGGCGCGGGCGTTGGTAAAAGCGCTATTTACGACGCAGTTACCGAAGAACTTACCAAGGCAGGATTGCCTAAAGAGGTCATTGAACAAGCTGCTACTCAAGCACAGGAATACGGCGGTAAGAACCTAGATCTCATCCTTGCCAACACATTGCTTGGCGGTGTGGCTGCGTCAACCGGTATTGAAAAAGCGTTGATCCCCGGGTTTGCAAAAAACATCACTCAAAACCTTGCAAAACGCGGTGCATTTGGTCGTGCCGGTGTTACTGGCGGACAAGAATTCCTGACAGAAGGTTTGCAAGGCGGCACCGAACAAGGCTCACAGAACATTGCATTGCAGCGCGAAGGCGTTGATGTTCCTACATTCCGTGGTGTTGCTGGTGCAGCGACGATGGAAGGCTTGGCAGGCGGCGTGATGGGTGGTGGTGTTGGTGCTTTTTCTAGGCCACAAGCTGCTCCTGTTGCTCCTCCACGCGGACCTGTACAAGAATCTGTACAAGTTCCCATACAAGAGACTATTGAAGAGGCTCCTGCATTTGTTCCGCAAGTTATTCCACAACAATATCCAATGCAGCAGGGTGTTGACCTAGCTACTGGTGTTATGGGTGGCGCAGGATTAACTGAGGCAGACCTACTTGGTGCAGGTGAGGCAGCTATTCAGCCCGGTCAGCGTGAACGCGCTCAGGCTTTGGCTGCACAACAATTTGGTTTAAACGAGCCAGCTCCACGGCAGGAATACGCCCCAACCTTTGCAAGCCCTGCTGCAGCGCAACAATCAATTGATGGCAATAGGTTTCAACAGCAGACTCCTGCTCCTGTAATCACGCCTTCCCAGACCATCCCACGCACACCAACTCAGCCTTTAAACGCTGAACAGATGCGTCAACGCGTTGATGAGCAGTCTGCGTTGCTTGGTCAGATGCAAACTGAACCGTTTGAGTTTGACCGTCGGCGTTTGTCTACGCAAGCTGACGTGGCGGGAGGAACTGGTCAGGTGCGAGGACAGCCTCGTGCTGTGATCGTTGATCCCAATCCAATGCCTCCGCTCCAAGCGCGTCAGCGTCTTGCAGTCCTGAAGAGCGACGTAGAGCTGTCAGGTGGAGATCCAAACAGCCTGTCAATCGTTCCTCACCCAACGATGGGTGGGAGGTTTGCCATTGAACAGCGCGTTACCGCACAGCCTTACGTTGCCCCACCGATTGAAACCCCTACCGTCTCTCCTGCGGCAGCTCAACAGCGCATTGAAGGCGCAGCATTGGCTGGATCAGAAGCTCAGCGTTTAAATCAAGACCAGCCTCGCCAAGCAATGCTTTCTCGAATTATGAGAAACATTGAAGAGCGTGGTGGTGTTGCAAGCCCAGACGAAGCTGAAGCGTTGCGTCAAGCCAACATGGGTCAGCCATACAACCGAATCGATTACGGTCTTGCTCCTGTTAAATCTGTTGATCAGCGTTTAACTGAAGCTACCGGCATTGATTTGGAGCGTCCGCGTCGAGAAACTATCACTCAAGCTAATCAGGTTGCCGCAAAAGAAGCTGCTGCAGAAGCACAAGCTCGCGCTGCAGTTGAAGAGCGTCAGCGTGTAAACGAAGAACGACGTCGCATGGGTCTGGAGCAGCTTGCTGAAGACGAGCAGGCAACAGCTTTCCTTGCAAAACGTCAGGCAGAAGCAGAACAACGTGTTGCTCAACAGCAACAACAAGAGCAGTATCAGCAACGACAGGCTGAGTTGCAGAACGTGTTTGGCAATCTACCTCCCGGTCCGCGTGATGTTATTGCTGCCCTTAGCACACCATCGGTTAACCGAGACGCTCAGCAGATCAAGACCGTTAAGCTTGCTCAAGAGCGGATGACACCAAACGACTTCGGCATACTAGAAATGGTTGCTGATAATCCTGACTCAATGCCTAACGCATTACAGCGCATTGAAAACGAATACAAAGTTAAGTACTCCCTGTCTAACGATGCCACTCCTGAACTCAAGGAGACCGTTGATGACATGCGCAAGAAGCTATTGCCTATCCTCAAACGGTTTGGCTTGGGCAAGGTTGGCCTGCGTCTGGTCGATTCTATTGAGAACGGCACAGCCGACGGCATGTATGCCAAGCAAGTCATCACCTTAGCGCTAGACTCTGACAATCCTCTGGGTGTGATGCGCCATGAGGTTATTCACGCGCTAAAAGAGCTTGGTGCGTTTACACCCGCTGAATGGAAAGTCCTTACCAAGGCGGCTAAAGATACATGGATCAATCAGTTCTTTAACAGGGACATGCAGGATCGCTATCAGCGTGTCTATCTCGAACAGAACGGCAACCTTGATGGATTCCCAGAATACATGCAAGAAGAAGCTATTGCTCAGGCATTCCGCTTCTACACAGAGACCAAACCACCATCAGGCATGATTGCTAACCTGATGCGCCGTTTAAACGCGTTCTTTGATGCGTTGACTAATTTTTTGACCGGCAAAGGTTTTACAAGCATCGACGAGATGTTCTTGCCTAACCGTATTTTTGCCGACATCGAGCGTGGTGCTGTTCAGCCGGGTCGTGCAGGTGTTCGCAAAGAAGGCTTGCCAGAGTTTGCCACCAAATATTCAACGCGTTTTAGCCTGTCTGGCGATCCCACTCCCATGAGTGTGCAAAAGATCAGGGTTTACAACAAAGAGATTGAAGACTTAACCAAAAAAATTGGTGGTCGTATTGCAGGAATGACTTCCGAACAAACGGTTGATGATGTCCGTAAAGCAATTAAAAAGCTCCAAAGCTTTACCGCAAAAGGATTACAAGGTCGTCAATGGTATGAGCAATCCGCAAAAGCTATTTTGGACGCATTTAATGGCGATAAAGTTTTAGCAGAGAAGCTATTCCAAATTATTGCAATTACCTCTGCGGCTACCGAAGTCTCTGCAAACTTTACAAAGACCGTTAATGCGTGGAATCAGTTTGCAAATGGCAAGCCTATTAAAGTTGGCACGGGCGACACAAACAAAAAAATTGAAGCATTACTGTATTTTGGCGTTGACTGGGATGGTCGCAAAACAAATACGTTTTATACCAACCTGTTAGAAGCTATGGAAGGCACAGACACTGGTCGCTCAACGATTGATCTGCATATGACCAGAATGATTTTTGGTAAAGATCAGCCAACCGATGCACAGTATGAGCTTGCAGAAAACATGGTTCGCTTGCTTGCGTCAAAGATGGATGTGCCTCCAAGACAGGTGCAAGCTGCTTCGTGGGTTACTCAAAAAGCAAAAGGTATGTTTGAGGACTACCGTAATCGTGGACTTAAAAAGAATTTAAACGACAAAGAATTGCGTGAGTATGCTTTTGAACGTGCGGTGACTGATTATTCGCACCTGATGAAAGCTAAAGTTACAAGTCTTCCTATAACTTCTGAGTTAAGTGAGCCATCACCTGATATTCGCGCACGAACCCAGACAATTACTGGCGAAGTTATTCCGTCCGTTAAAACAACAATGTCGCAGATGGAAGAGCTTGCCTTTGCTGACAAAGAAAAGTTAACCAAGGAAGTTCAGAAAGCCAACACTGTATCGGACATTGCCAACGCATTAGGCATCAAAAGCCGTATTCGAGTGACGGTAGAGAGCGGGGCATACGAAGGCAAAGTTAATCCAAATTTAAAAGTTCAGTTGATCAACGACAACCTTGCTGTTTCTGAAAGCGAAGCGCAAGAATTGGCTTACGCCATGTCCTACGTGTTTAAACAAGATGCAACACCGTTCTTCCGGGCCGACCCAAGCCTTTTAAACAAAGAGCAATACGGCATCTCGTTAAGGTTTGATAAGTCATTGACACCGGCAGTACAAAAGAAAATCCTTGGTGTCATGAACCAATATCTTGGCGCTGATGCAGGATTTTCAAAGGTTGGTCCGAACGAGATAGTGATGATAAACTATCGCGGAGACGATGGTAATCCGTTCCTAATGCCTGACGCGGACTTCATTACGGCTCTTGCTAAAGCAAGGGATGACATTAATCAATTTGCACCAATTGAAGATGCTAAATCCTTCGGTGCTAAATCGGAGTACCCATACCATGACTGGCAAGAAGACCCTGCTGGAGATGCTATCCTCAAACGGCTTCAGAGTAGCGGAGCCAAACGACCCTATCTACAAAAGAGGCTCAACAATCTCCGTGAATCCTTTATCAGCAAGGCTCGAGACGCAGTCGAAAAAACAGGGGCAGAACCAAGATTCAGCCTCCGAGACTTTGGACCTAGCCAATCTGCCCTTCGACCCAGCCCAAGCAGCGATGCAGGCATCAGCTTCAACCCAGTCAAAGAAGACGCAGTAAGCTTTCAGGGTTCGCACTACGGCAAGGCTAAGGTCGAGGCTTTAAACGGCGCTAAATACGGTCAAGGCTTGCGCGGCGCGGAAGCAAGGCGCTTAGAGCAATCAGACGATGAGCGTATCAAGCGTCGTGTGTATTTCTACATCCCACGTTCAAACAACACAATGCCAAACCGTGAGGCTGGCGTTGGTGGCTATGTTTACACGCAGAAACTAGATAATATTCTGGCCCCCGGTGCAACGATGACGCGTTTAAGCCGCGAGGCTGGTGGTGACGCTAATAAGTTTGAAAGCTTAATCGTTGATAACGGTTACGATGGTTACGCTATTCCTGACTTTGGAATGATGGTTGTCATGAATCAGGATGTGCCTGTTAACTACGAAGGCACAGTTGATGAAGTTCATGGCGGCAAGAAGTTTTCTCTCCGTGCGCCTACAACACCAGAGTTTAAACGCTTCTTCAAAGACAGCAAGGTTGTCGATGAGAAGGGTCAGCCGTTAGTTGTTTATCACAGTACCTACAGTGATTTTCCACAGTTCACGACAAACTTTGGTGAGAACGAATACTTTCAGTTTGGCGTTCATTTTGGAACGCAAGAGTCTGCGGAGAATAGGCTTGAAATAAAAAAGGCAGAGGATAAGTCAAGAGGTGTCCGTGTTCCTCAGTCTGGCGCAAACATCATTCCCCTATATGCAAACATTAAAAACCCGTTACGCTTAGATGAAAACCGTTCAGGCAGATGGGGCGTAGACGACATTATGAATGCCGTCATGGAAAAGGCAGACAAGACGGGCATAGAAGGAATCAGCAGCCAAGACCTTGATGATTTTTATAATGACCGTTTTGATATAGAAGAGTGGGCGGGATTAAAAGCGGAAGCTGGCAGTCCTGATTACGGCCCAGAAAGCATTGACCGATCTTGGTCTGATGTAAATGACTTTGCTGCGGGTGAGCGTAGCAACCTACTTAAAGTCTTTCTTAAGCAGCTAGGTTACGACGGCATTGTTTATAAAAATGAATTTGAAGGTGGTGGCGACAGCTACATTGCGTTAGATTCCAAGCAAGTTAAATCAACATTTAACACTGGCTCTTTTGGTAAAGATACTGGCAAAATCAGTTACTCCCTCCGCGCACCCAAGACTCCAGAGTTTAAACGCTTCTTTGGCAACAGCAAGATTGTTAAACCAGACGGTACACCGAAGGTTATGTACCACGGCACTGCTCGCATCATTGACGAGTTCATTCCGAAACAAGCCGGTGCAATCTTTGTCACTGAGAATCCTGAGTTTGCAGAAACGTTTTCAGAAGACTCTGTGCAATACATGGTCAATGAACAGATTAAACAGTTAGGCAAAAAATTTGCCGAAATGGATCCCGTTGGTCAAATAAAATTTTTAAAGAAAGGATTAAGACTTGCTGTAAAAGAAAAAGCACTTACAAGTGAATATGCTAAACGGATTTTTAATCGTTTGGATGAAGATTTTAAAAACAATAAATATCCAACCCAGCTTGAATTTAATGGCTTGGCTGAATTCTTTAAAGATCAAATTCAAAAAGAGCTTGAGGTTGGTCCAAACATCATGCCTGTTTATGTTCGGGCAGAAAATCCTTTTGATTTTCAAAGTTCAGAAAACTATACAAAACTTGTTCAGGAATTAAATCGAACAGGCACGTTTAAAGAAAATAATTTACCTGCTGATTTTTTACAAAGAATCAAGAATGGAGCGTGGCAAATCATTGAAAGTCCTGAAATTCAAGAAGCCATTAAAGGAGCTGGCTTTGACGGTTTTTACGTAATAGAAGGCGGCAATAAGAACCTTGCTGTCTACAATCCAAACCAGATCAAGTCTGCAATTGGTAACCGTGGAACGTACGATGAGACAGGTCGTATCCTGTATTCGCTAAAGAACGCACCACCAAACCAGTACACCAAGCTTGCAGATGATGATCCATCTACAGGCAAGGCAATGATTGATGCCGCAACCTCCGCATTTAATGCGGTGCGTAATGATGGCTCTCGCACTAGCGGTCGCGTTGCATTGGTTGATCGATATGCAGGGCTAAGCAAGACGCTTCAGCCGATACCATTGTTTAACGATGGCGTTCTACGCGCAGACATGCTGCACCATGCCAAGGCTCAGAATATTAACCTTATCAAGGGTGGTCTTGTTACTGGTACACCAATCCTAAACGATGACGGCACTATCGGCATCGAGGCAAGTGAAAACAACCTAGCCCGGGCAGCGCAGCTTGCAGACAATTTAAACAGCAATAAGAACGTGGTTGAGTCTGGCCTAAGCGGTCGTGGTTACGTGGCTACAGTCGCTCGCGCTTTGCGTGGTGCTGACATTATCGAAGAAGATAAAGCCACCCGTGCTTTAGGTGAGCAGCAGATTAGCGATGCAAACTTCCTTGCAGGCGAGCTAAAGAAAGAACTGAAAGAAGGCAAGATTACTCCAAGGCAGGTAGCGCAATTCCAAAACGCTATCGATGAGTTGCGTAAGCTTGGCAACGAGAACCGTAAGGTAAACCGTGAGCTACAGGTCAAGCCTGAAGATATCGCTTGGGCAAAGAAACAGCTTGAGATGACTCCGGAAGTGCAGGAGATCCTCGACATTTGGAAGACGGTTAACACCTCGTTGGTTAACCTGCACGAAGCTGTCGGCATAATTGACAAGCAGACTGCAGACAAGTACCGCGCTCAGAAGAACTATGTTCCGCTGTTTAAATCCCGTGAAGATTTAAATGAAGAGGGTTTCTTCCGCACCGGTACTGGAGCCAAGACCACAGCCAAGATCAAAGAGCTGAAGGGCGCTGACATCACCCGCAACATCTGGGAAAACATCGACAAGCAATTTGCCACGATGATTGCCGCTGCCTATGAAAACCAGACACGCCGTGTATCGGTTGAGCAGATGCGCGGTATTTCTCCTGACCTTGCCGAAATTACCAATCAATCTGATCCCCGTGTAAACCTCCGATACCGTGATGGCGGAAAGGATGTACACGTCATCATTGAAAACCCTAACGACCTAGCCGCATTCCAATCGATGACCTACCAGATGGGTCCGATTATGCAGATATTTAGTGGGTTTACCAAGGTCTTGCGGGCAGGTGCATTGCTTAACCCAATGTTCTGGATACGTCAGCTTATCCGCGATCCTATCTCTGCTACCCTCACGGGTCAGGCAGGGGTTATTACGCCGTTCCATTCGGCTAAAGAGTTCCTGACAATCATTACCCGCAACTCAGAGGAAGCAAGAATCCTTGCCTCGCGTGGCGTGATTGGTCAGTTCGACAGCACAGTCAGCCTGCAAGAGTTCTTGGGTGACGTGGGCAAAGAGAAGCAAAACCCTCCCGGGGTCATCCAACGCGGTTTACACAGGCTGCTTGAGATCCATGAAGCGTCCGACGCTGCTACCCGCGTGGCTATCTTTAAGAAAGCCAAGGCCAAGGCACTGGCAGATGGTATGTCAGAAAGCAGGGCTGTTGACTATGCAGTTATGAAGGCGCGTGAGTCGATCAACTTTGCTATCACTGGCAACTCGCAATTCCTCGCAGCCGCTCGCAACATGATTCCGTTCTTGAACGCAACCATCGTTGGTCTGGATACGCTGTACCGCGCAGCAACTGGATACGGTTTAAACCCTGAAGAGAAAGCCAAGGCTCAGCGAATGTTTGCTACCCGTGCCTCGATGATGATAGCAATGTCATTGGCCTACGCCGCAATGATGCAGGACGATGATGACTACAAGAAGCTACCTGACTACGTAAAGGATGGCAACTGGCTGTTCCCGCTCTCAGACAAGGACGGCAAGACCTTTGTTCGCGTGGTTGTTCCTTATGAAGTTGGCTACCTGTTTAAGACTATTCCTGAAGTTCTTGTGCGCTACATGTCAGGCACAAGCACAGGCAAGGAAGCGCTTGCATCTCTGAAGGCAGGCTTCATCCAGAACATGCCCACGGGCGGTGTGCCAATCCCACAGTTTGCCAAGCCAACGCTCGAGGTGATATCTAACCATTCCTTCCACACCGGACGTGCCATTGAGGGCGTAGGCGATTCCCTCATGCCTGTGTCTGAGCGTGGACGTAAGGCTAGTGAGTTTGCCAAGATGATGAGCAAGGCAGGATTGGATAACATCGGAATGTCGCCTGCCAAGATTGATGTCTTCCTTAAGGGAACGTTCGCAGAGATGGGTACGTTCGGTCTAGAGCTTGCAGACTCCTTGATTCTTGCAGGAACTGGTCAGGACAAAACACCAAAGAACTTCGAGAACATGCCATTCATGCGGTCGTTCTTGACTGATCCACAGGTGAACAAGGCTATCTCTGATTTCTACGATCTGGAGAAGAGCGCAACCGAAACCGCCAACCTGTTTACACGCTACAAGAATGAGGGTCGCGGTGAGGAATTGCAAGCTTTGGTTTCCGATAAGGAAAAGTTAGCTCAGATTGGGGCTGCTCCTACCCTGCGTAAGCTTGCCCAAGAGATGACAAAGATCAACCAAGCGATCAACATCATCGACAAGAGCAAAGATATACCGCCGCAGGAACGTCGCGATAGGATTAACGAGCTACAGCGTGTCCTTGCTACTGTTGCTCAGCAGGGGTATCAGGTTGCAGGGATTGCGGGCTTGCCTCGATAATCCTTTGCTTGACCTGTTCGTATAGATCCCACTCCGTGCCGTACCGCCTTTCGAATTCCCTCTTCCAAGGGTGGCGCGACACGTAGTCTGGGGTGTTATGCCCTGACCTGTGGTGCAATGGGCATAAAGGAATGGTATGCAGGTGACTGACCCTGCGATTACCGTTCTTGTGGATGTGGTGTATATCAGCAGGTGAGACACCACGCTCCTCGTTTAAACAGACAATGCAGCCCATCTGCTGAACCGCATCAAACCAACGTCTTTCATCTATCGTTGACATGTTCCCGTGCCTCTTGAAGCTGTCTGCGCAACTCCTTGATTGCATTGCGATAAAAATCAACCTGCTCCATTGTGTTTTCGGCGCAGTTTTCAAACATTCCGTACGCTTTGTGGTACGAGTATTTCCAGTACTGGATCTGCTCCTTGTCGTTTAAACCTTTGATGTCATCGATTTCGGTAAAGCTTCTCCAAGGCTCATTCATCATTTTCTCCTGACATTTAACATGACATCCGCCATAGCGTAGGCTTCCTGCGCGTCCATGTAGTGGGTGTTGTAATGATGGTGAGGGTTTGCGTACATCCCTTGTAAAATCGCCGCTGCGAAGTAATCCCGCAGGGTCATGCCCTCAGCCATGTCGTCTGTTCTTTTCCATGTAGGAAATGCTGGTTGGTTCATTTTTCAGTTTCCTCGATAAGTTTGTCCAAGTAATGCCGTGCCTTCTTTAAATCCTGCAGTCCGTGCTTTTCTTTCCATCGAGATACGTACTTGATAATTCTTGCTTCTATATTTCCAACTGTATTTCCAGTACTAAGAATTGGCGCTCGTTCATGTGATCCACCCAGAAACTCGTTTAGGTCTGCCTCCGAAAACCCAGTTTTACGCCCGTACTTGATGTGGAAATCCATATGACAAGTCTTGCATAATGTTGTTCCATTGTTGGGATCTGTTCGTAAATGCAAGGAATCGGCGAAACCTACGACATGGTGAACATGTAAATTTTCTTTAGAGCCACACTTAATACAAAATGGGTTTGCTTTAAGTACTTGTTTGCGCCACGTTTTAACAGTACCTAATGCTCGCTTTCTTTCCTTCAGCCTTTCTGAATCTGTAATTGTCCTAGGATTTTCTAAGCCTTTTAAATGTTTTTTACAGCCACAACTCTTGCTATTGCCAGACTTTAAATTTAACCCTGTACACACTGCTGTTTCACCACAATCGCACTGGCAAAGCCATGTGTTTTTTTTTGTTGAGTCTAAGCCATGCCGAGACAAAACAATCAAATATTTAAATCTTTGACCTGTTATGTCAATCAGTCTTGACATCGCCATACTCTCCGTTTTGCGCACGTTCGAGGATTTTTTCTAAATAGTGCATACATTTTTTTAAATCTTTTACTCCGTCTTTTTGTTTCCACCTTGTTAAATATTTTAATGCGTTACCCTCAAAAAAATCTAAGTTATTGCTGACAATGTAATCCCAAGGCTGAATAGCTTTGTTCTGATAATGATCTCCTCCTTCCTGTCGGTCGTTGGCTTTGGATTTCTTTAATGCCGTATCAAGAGCTTGCTTGATTTCTTCACGGCGGTCTAAGGGTGGGTACATATTGGGTTCCTCATCCATGCGGCGGCTTCATCGCACCTTGGGTTTAAAATAGCTTCAGGGATTCCTGCGGGTACAAACTCTTTCTTTACCTTGCTTGCTTTAATCGGTTGTGGGGAGTCCACGCCTTTGCCCATCGTGTAAACGCGCAACCTTGCACCGCCCGTGCCTCTGGCCCAAGAGCATACATGGATCAATTGCAGCTTGTGCATCTCTGCAATCACTGCGTTTACAGTGCCTCTAGGTAGCCCAACATAGTCGGACAAAGCGTTGGCAGTGGTTGGCTCTATTTCTTTTAACCCTTCCTGAACAATCGTAGGGTTTCGCGCTCTAAGGTTTATCTGTGGCATCGCGTTTCCTTTTTTCTGCGTACGCACCTCTTCGGTAGCCAATCTCAAACGCTTTGCGTAGCGTCATGATACCTAGCTCGTTTGCGTGATCGTTAATAAATTCCATTGCCTTGACCTGAGCCTCGGTCGTGGTGTGTTGCTCCTCTGCCTTGCGTTGCTTGCGCTCAAGTTCCCGCCATGCGTCTTCTTCATTCATGTGTTCTTCTCCTTGAGTTTGGCCTCTGCCCATCTTGCAATATTCAAAAACGATTTGTCACCCGCATAAGTTTCGGGTATATCATCCAAATGCAGACCGACCCATTCACGCTTGGGTGGTGCGGTGTAGAGTGGTATCCACGTTCCATCTGCACGATCAGGATCAGTAGTAACTGTTCTATCTTCCCACATCCACGCCACAGGCTCTTGCTCAGGCTTGGCTAACTCAATTGCTGCGTTTTGCATTTGAAATAAACATTTTTTAAATGTTTCGTTTTCGTTTTGCAATTTTTTATGATCCGCCATCAGCGCATCAAAGTGATTCGTTGAATCTTTGTTGGCGGCAAGTAGGCGTTTGTTTTCTTCGTATAAGCGTAGTATCTCTGCGGCTTGCTTATCTAACACTCGCTCTAGCGCAGGT